TTTCGCCTATCGAATTTCTTAATGATAGTGTCCAATATGATTGACAAACCTACACGTTAGCATACGAAGGAATATTTATGCTTAAAAAAATTTCGCAAAAAAAAATTTGAAAAAGGGGTTGACAAGACAGATGAACTGTGCTATAATAATTAAGTCGCTGAGAGAGAACGACACAAAACAAATAATTAATGTGGACAGGTGTCCGAGTGGTTTAAGGAGCTGGTCTTGAAAACCAGTGATACGGCAACGTACCGTGGGTTCGAATCCCACCCTGTCCGCCACATTTTTTATATATACAGGTTTGCGGATTTACCCAAGTGGTGAAGGGGCTCCCCTGCTAAGGGAGTAGGTCTGGAAACGGGCGCGAGAGTTCAAATCTCTCAATCCGCGCCAAGTATTAAGTCTCACAAATCACGTAATTGCGTGGCTTGTGAGCTTTTTTATTTTTCGCCGCCTGCGTTTTGGTCATTGTTTGGTCATTATGGCTTTGAAAATTGCATATCTGAAAGTAAAAGAGCAGGTTTTAACGCCTGCTCTTTGTGTTTATTATATATCTGCAACCAAGCTTTCAATAAGCAGCCTAACGCCTGCACGAAAGCCCGCTTTGAAATAATCCCGTTCCGCTCTGCACAATACATCACCTAAGTCACCACCGTCGCTGCTGTCGATTAAGTCATCACGGTTCATCTCTTTTTCGATTTTTTCTATTTTTTTATAGAACTTATGATAAGCTTCATAAAATCTCTCTGACCCATAACTTCAGAAGTCGCTTTCGGTGTGTATGAGAAGCTCTTCTATCGTTATAGGTGTAATGTTTCTTTTTATCATTTCAAATCAACTCCCTGCTTAATATCAGTGATACCGCCGTTTCAAATTCCTGAGCAAATGAATTATATCGCTCATTGTCAGTTATCTTAACAAGATCGGTCATCATATCGTTATATGTGCTTATGTTCTTTTTATTTCCGTATTTGTCCATAAACGTGTTTATTTCACTCTCAAAAGCACTATCACTATGCTCAGAGTTGCCCACACAATCCATTAGCTTTGCTAGTTCCTTTGCTGTCATTAGAATATCGCACCCCTTTACGCCCTTGTATGCCCGCTTGACGCTGCGAATATTAACACTTTTATAACTGCCGCCGCAGCGTTTTAGCTGTATATCTCTTGATTTTCTATCTTTAAAAATGCCTAGCGGCTTTTTATCTGCCGAATAAACAATATACATCATTTTCATTTAACCGACCTCGTTTTGTTCTTATCAATGAACTCTTTAAAATTGCCATACACTTCACGTTCAAGGTCACACATTGTGTATTCATTTCGTTTGTATATCGACTGCATTTGATAACATCTTATCTTTGAGGCAGTGTAAGAAATTTCACAAAACTTTGATATCTGAGCGGGCGTTTTAAGTCCAAGCCCCAAAAGAACGCAAGTAGGAGACAAAAGGCGAGAAGCAAACACATCCGCTTCCTGCTCTATCTGCGGTCTGCTTGTGTCGAATGTTCTTGCACCTTTTGAGTCAATCAACAGGTGACCCAAGAATATGTGCCCTAATTCGTGAGCAATCGTAAATCTGCAACGACCCTTGCTTTGAGTATCGTCATAAACGATAAAGTATTCCGTTCCGATCAATAAGCTAATTCCAGACTCATCAGGCTGTAGCTCATTTGCATCTGAGTTTTTTATGATTTTTACGCTTGAATTTCTTGCTATTGTAGTTAGACTTACAGGAAGTTCAGAGATTTTGTTATATGCCAAGCATTGCAGAGCCGCCAGCTCTGCCGTTTTCATGGTACCCATATCGCACTACACCGCCCCACGCTTTGCAGAAAGCGTGTTATCAAGCATTGCTGCAACAGCCACAGAAGCTGCCGCCTCTGCTGATTGTATCTCGTGTGCGTATATGTTCAGCGTTGTGCTTGCCAAGCTATGCCCCAGCAAGGCTTGTACTGTTTTAGGGTTTGCACCGCTGTTTATAAGAAGCGTGGCGTTTAAGTGCCTCAGACTGTGTACCGACACAAAGGGCAAGTTATATTCAGCGCAAAACTTCTTCAAGAACGTGTATGGCGTGCCTATTGACATTTGCGAGCCTCTTTCAGTAGTAAACACAAGGTTTTCTGAATTATCCCAATAATCGCCGTATTTTAACGCCGCCGACATTTGTTCATTGTGCTGCTGTTTGAGCAAGAACATCACACGTTCAGGCAGGCGAACAGTACGCCTTGACTTTGCCGTTTTAGGTTCTGTATAGTAAAATCCTTTTTGCTTTTCCCAATGCACCGCACGGCGTATGTGTATCAGATCATTTTCAAAGTCGATATCAGACCACCGCAAGCCGAGTATTTCGCCACGTCTGAAACCGCCGTAAATTGCTATGTAGAAGAAGCAGCGGTATTTCAAGGGTGCATATTCATCAAGGTGCTGCAAAAGCCGCTGCGTTTGCTCTATGGTCAATATGTTATGCTCTGCCGTCGGAATTTTAGGGAGCGTGCAGTTATTGCAAGGATTTACGGCTATCTCTCCAATTTTGACCGCATATGTGAATATAGTTGACAAGAATCCGTGATAACAGTGAATTGTTTTAGGTGAAAGCCTGCTGTTATCGGTTATCTTCTCAAACATTGAAGAAGTTTGCTTGTCAAGAGCCGCTGCGACTTTTGCGGCGTTATCCCACCTTATAGCCCTATCGTGGTAGCAGCTGCGCACAATATGTGTATCAATGCCCGCTCTTTCACAAAATGCATTTTGAGTTTCGCCGTTATCCTGCAACATCTTTTTCATATCTACTTTACACTTTGCAAGCGAAGTGGCGTTGCGTTCGTTTGTCAGCCATTTCAAGAAGTGGTCAAGGTCTTTTGTCTTTATCTTGTCAAGCCTCAAATGCCCCAGCTGAGAATATATGCGAGGGCATAGATCACGATACTTTTTCAGAGTAGCGGGCTTTAAAGCGTTTTCGTGCACCTTAAACCATTCTTCAATGAAGTTTTCAAGCTTGACCGCGTTGACGATCTGACCGCCTGCGCATTTCTGCTCAAACTCCAGCGCTGCTTTATTTAAAGCCCGCTGTAATTGCTTTTCGGTCATATTCGCTTTTGGCGGTCTCCACGTCATTGATTGTGTTTTCTGTGCTTTGCCGTCGGCTGAATAACCGCAGGAAACTTTAATGCGGTAACTGCCGTTCGGTCTTTTGTCGATGTGTGCCATAAGCTCACGTTCCTTTCTGTGTACTTGACACCGAAAGGGCGTTTGTGCTATAATTTATATGCTTTGTATAGCAGGCTTTGCCCTTGCGGTGAGGTCTATTTAAACCGTTCTGTGCTGCAACACAGGGCGGTTTTTTTGTGCTTAAAATGGGGGCTAATCCTCATTTAACAAGTCTCTCATTATGTAATCTAAATCATATTTACAATTACCGATCGCATTCCCGTAAAAATCTTGATAAGAAACTAATTTCACTTTGAATTTGTCTATAAAATTATAAAAGGCTCTTTGCATTTCTTCATAATTATCATCATTAATTACATTACTTGAAGCAACTGTAATAGCATTTGATCTGCACATACGATATATTTCAGACAAATGCTTTACAAAAGTAATGAAATGCTGATGTCCTATAATGTAATTCACAACATCAATTAAATTATATTCGTCAATGTGATATGGGTCAATATTTTCAATTACAAGACTGTTAATGCTTATTAGTTTTTCTATTGCTTGACTGCTCAAACCTGTTGAAAGTCTAAAGTCAACGTGTTCAGGTTTTGTGCCTGTCAATAATTCATCGCAGGAAATTTCAAATATATTTGCAAGCATTACTATATTTGATGTTTTAATATCTCTCTTTCCATTTTCCCACATTGATACAAGCTCACGTTTTACGCGTAGCTTTTTGGCTAATTCGTTTTGTTCCATTCCTTTTGAAGTCCGGTAGTGCTTTATTCGCTTGCCGATATCCTCTAAGCTGTTACATTCAATCATCAATCCGCCCCCTGTGCCTATTTTGATACATACCATTGATTTTTCTTGATTTTGTTTTGCTTTTCTGTTACTATTATAGCAGGCGGAACGAAATCTGTCAATATCAAAATGAAACAATTTTGAAAGGAGGCAAAACAATGATTGATGTTACCAAGCTTTCAGAGGAAGAAAGATCCGTTGTGCTTGCGCGGCGTGCATACTATAGAGAATGGAAAAGAAAGAACGCCGATAAGGTCAAGGACACAACGACACGCTTCTTTAAAAAGCACGCTGAAAAGTTAACGGCAGAGAAAGAAAACAAAAAGCCGTCCGAGTGATCGCAACACTCAGACGGCAAAGCAGGCGTTAAAGCCCGCTGAAAGAAACACACACGTTTCCTCTCTTATTATACCACATTCAGGGGTGGAAACGCAAGTCTTGAAATGTGGTGGATAGGAGTTATTTTGAATAATATCAGCATAACAAGAGCCGCACCCCGTATGCGGACGATAAACGAGACGGCAAAAGAAACGGGCTTTCCTGCCCACGCTATCAGACAGCTTGTGAAAGAAAACAAGATCGTGTTTGTTCAGTGTGGAGCAAAGGCACTTGTCAATGTAGAAAAGTTCATTGAGTATCTGAACGAGGGTGAAAGGGGTGTAGTGTAGTATGACAGCAGCCGAAAGGATAGCAAACGCCCTCAGAGCAGGCGAAGAAAACGCCGTGAGCCTTTCCGATATGTGCAGGATATCAGGGCTTGACAACCGCAGCACAAGGCTTTGTATCGAGCATATGCGGCGTAAAGGTGCGGTTATATGTTCCAGCAGCAATGGCTATTATTTGCCTAGCGATGTATACGAGCTGCGGCGGTACGTTCGTACAGAACACGCAAGGTCACAAAGCATAAGAACAACGCTCAGAGCAGCGGAGGACTTGCTTAACAAGTGGGAGAGCGAGGGTTAAGCAATGGCTGAAAAAAGAATGTTTGCAAAAATCATTATTGATAGCGATTTGTTCTTAGATATGCCGCTATCAACACAGGCTTTGTACTTTCATTTGTCTATGCGTGCAGATGATGAGGGCTTTATGAACAACCCGAAAAAGATACAACGAGCCATAGGCTGCACCGATGATGATATGAAATTACTTATCGCCAAAAGTTATATTATTCCATTCAAAAGCGGCGTAATTGTCATAAAGCATTGGCTAATACATAATACTTTGCGAAAAGATAGAATGACACTAACAACGTACACTAACGAAAAATCTATGCTCAGGGTAGAGGATAACGGAGCATATTCAATGATTGACAACCAACTGTCAACCAACTGTCAACCACTTGACAACCAAGCGTCAACCAACTGCCCACATAGATTAGATAAGATTAGTATAGATAAGAATAGATTAGATGAGAATATAGAAGAAAAGGAACGCACAACGCCAAAGAACAAGAAAAATGTCAAAGACAACAAAAACAACAATGCGGAAGCTGTCACTCTCACAGAAAAAGAATATGACAAGCTAATGTCAGAACATTCAAAGCCGTTTGTCGATAAGTGCATAGAAATCTTGAACAACTATAAGCTATCAAAGGGTGTTAAGTACAAGTCCGACTATCACGCTATAAGAAGTTGGGTCATAGGCGAAGTTCAAAAGCGATACCCTCAACTTGCTTCACAGCCAAGCGAACAGCAAGACCCCGAAGACCTCTTTAAAAATCCCTGGACTGATATTTGAGGCTAATACTGCAACCATTTTTTTGTCTTGACAGTCCGTGCATATTGCATTGACAAATGAACATACGAGCAAGCACAAGCTTATGATACCACTACAAAATACTACACTAGCGGGCATTGCTGAAAGGAGGTGAAGAAATGACAGCAAGGCAAAGGAAATTCGCCGAATATTACGCTAAGAGCGGAAACGCCACGCAAAGTGCTGTTAAGGCTGGGTATTCTAAGAAATTCGCTCACACGAACGCCAGCAGGTTTCTGAACGTTGAAGAGGTCAAGGCATATGTGCGGGAGCTGACGGAAAAGGGACAGCGTGAACGCATTATGTCAGCGTTGGAACGTCAAGCCCTGCTGTCAGACATTGCCCGTGATAGTGATGAGGGTATGCCGTCAAGGCTGCGTGCGATAGACCTTTTGAACAAAATGACGGGCGTTTATATCTCTCAGGACGATGACGAAAGCGAAGAAGTTTTAGCCGCCCTTGATAGGGTATTAGGTCAAATCAATGACGGGTTTGAAAACGGGTAACAAACATAAAGACGAAAGGTGAAAACAATGTCACAAGAAAACACAAATCAAAAGCTAGTCAATTACATTTCAAGAATAGCAGCAGAAGCAGGAGCTGCAAAGGCTATTGAGATATACCAAGCACAAGAAGCCGAACGTATCAAGGACAACGAAAGCAAGAAGTTCAAGAACGTCAAGCTATTGCTCAAAGAATACCGAAATTTGAGGGCATATGCTGAAAATGCTCTTTGTGACGCTTCACAGATAAACGATCTTGTCATAAGAGAGCTTATCGGCTTTAGTGAATACGAGAAATACAAGGTTGAAAGCATAAAAAATCAGATCGTGACCACTAAAACCATAATGGAACACGTTCAAACTATGCTTGATATTTACAAAATTCGGTGTACTTCCTCAGTTCGTGAGGATATGCAAAGGCGTTGGCGTGTAGTTGAAGCCGCTTTCATCACAGGCGAGACCACCCCAACTTATGACGAGATAGCCGAAAGAGAAATAATTGACAGCAGAACAGTGTACAAGGATATAGACAAAGCTTGCAAGGATCTTTCAAGCCTTATTTTCGGTTTGAATGTAAGTGGGCTTGAAACATAGACCGAAAGGAAAATAGGCAATGAGTCAACCCAAAGAATTACTAGCACTCAGAAAAAGACTTGCCAAGCGTGGTTATTTCAACATTCACATAAACAAAAGCAGCGAGCAGCCTAATTATTACGTTATCGAAGCACAAGAGCCTTTAACTCATACCAAAGTAACAAGAGTTGAACGCCTTGAAATTTGTAGCTTGATAATGCAACACCGTAATTAACTAAGTTTACCGTCCAGCGAGTAAACCGTTCGCACTGCTCCAATAACAGAAAGGATAAAAATATGAAAAAGTACAATACTTTATTTGAACTATCACTTGACGATGATGTGATAGAATGGGTGAAAAGTTATGGCGAAGATTTTAAACCTAAGTCAAAAGCAGCCTATAAGAATTTGCTTATTGCATACTTTGAGTTTCTAAAAGCGAGATACGAAGATGACAGGCTATCAGAGCCGCAGCAGGCAGAGGACGGCAAAGTTTAAAGACGAGAGCACAGGACGCAGCACAGGAGCTGTCAGAGCGTTTGAGGGGTATTGAAAGCATAAGCGAAAATGTTATTGTGCATTATGCCGTATAGTCTCCATTGCTTGACTATCGCAAAAAATTCTGGTCATTATTTGGTCATTATAAGCGGTGAAAATCGACTGAATTTTATAAAAAGCTGTGAAATGCAAAACAGCACAAACCCTTTATTTACGGACTTTTATAAGAAGCTGTTAAACGCTGTGAAATAAAACAAGCTGAGTTCAAATCTCTCAATCCGCGCCAGCAAAAGTTTAAGCTTTTGCTTGTATCCGCTTTACGTTAAGTAGAGCGGATTTTTTTATTGCATAAATACTAAAATACCGCAGAGAAGCTTTTGTCCTCTGCGGCGTTTTTTTATTCTGCAAGCCCTGCGGCACTTTTCATTCTGTCTTTGAAGAAATGATCGAATACTGCCACACACCTTCCCACAAGGAGCATAGCCGCCACCGTTCCGATACCGATACCTATTATCCGCTTGTCAAACAGCAGACCTATCACGCAGGCAATGGCAACACACGATGCGTCAAGTATATTCTTGCCAAAGCCCATGTTCTTTCCAAAGGCTTTTCCTATAGCCTGAGCAAGACCGTCGGCTGGATTCGGCACGAACTTCATGGCTATCATCATTGACATTCCAGAACCCGTGCAGATTATCGCTGCTGCCAGATACAGCGTGTTTTGCCACAAATGCCCGAAATTGAAATCAAGCAGCTTTGAAAACATATTCAGCAGCAGGCTGAACACAATGCTGAATGGTATTTGCAGCCAGTCTATAACAGTTCTGTCGCTGCCTTTTATTATCATTTCTATCACAACGAACAGTGCATATGTAGCAAAAGTCACAAGAGAAAAATTCACATTCCATATACTCGATATGGCAAATGGCACTGATATAATAGTGGATACACCTAGCCCTGTTTTGATGTTCATCGTTATCCCTGCGGCAAGTATCACAAGCCCCATGGCATATATAGCCACCCTTGCGGCATAATTCTTCTTTTCCAAACTAAATTCGCCTCCATACCAATTATACCACCTTCATCACACTTTTTCAAGAGCACAAAAAAGCTGCCGTACCAAAAGGCACAGCAGCTTTTATACTATATAATAGTATCAGAGTTATTGATTATTCCTTTGGACCTGCTGATACAAGAGCCTTACCTGCTGGGTTGCCCTCATACTTAGCAAAGTTCTTAACAAATCTGCTTGCAAGATCCTTAGCCTTTGTCTCCCACTCGGAAGCGTCAGCATATGTGTCACGAGGATCGAGAATTGCAGGATCAACGCCTGGAAGCTCTGTTGGAACTTCAAAGTCAAAGTGTGGTATCTTCTTTGTAGGTGCGTTGAGAATGTCACCGTTAAGGATAGCGTCGATAATTCCACGAGTATCCTTGATAGAAATTCTCTTGCCTGTGCCGTTCCAACCTGTGTTTACCAGGTATGCCTTAGCACCGCTCTTCTCCATCTTCTTAACAAGCTCTTCAGCATACTTTGTTGGGTGAAGCTCAAGGAAAGCCTGACCGAAGCAAGCTGAGAATGTTGGTGTAGGCTCAGTGATTCCACGCTCTGTACCTGCAAGCTTTGCAGTAAAGCCAGAAAGGAAGTAATACTGTGTCTGCTCTGGTGTGAGGATAGATACTGGAGGCAGTACGCCAAATGCGTCTGCTGAAAGGAAGATAACGTTCTTTGCAGCAGGTGCAGAAGAAATAGGTCTTACAATGTTCTGGATATGGTCGATAGGATAAGATACACGAGTGTTCTCTGTAACGCTCTTATCAGCAAAGTCGATCTTGCCGTTCTCGTCAAGAGTTACGTTCTCAAGAAGAGCATCTCTTCTGATAGCGTTGTAGATATCAGGCTCAGAATCCTTATCAAGGTTGATGACCTTAGCATAGCAGCCGCCCTCGAAGTTGAACACTCCGTTGTCGTCCCAGCCGTGCTCGTCGTCACCGATAAGGAGTCTCTTAGGGTCTGTAGAAAGTGTTGTCTTACCTGTACCGGACAGACCAAAGAAGATAGCTGTGTTCTCACCGTTCTTATCTGTGTTAGCTGAGCAGTGCATTGAAGCCATGCCCTTGAGTGGAAGGAAGTAGTTCATCATTGAGAACATACCCTTCTTCATCTCTCCACCGTACCAAGTGTTGATGATTACCTGCTCACGGCTTGTGATGTTGAACATAACGGCTGTCTCAGAGTTAAGACCAAGCTCCTTATAGTTCTCTACCTTAGCCTTTGAAGCGTTGTATACAACGAAGTCAGGCTCAAAGTTCTCAAGCTCCTCAGCAGTTGGCTTGATGAACATATTTGTTACAAAGTGAGCCTGCCAAGCAACCTCAACGATGAAACGGATAGCCATTCTTGTATCCTTGTTAGCGCCGCAGAATGCGTCAACTACGAAAAGTCTCTTATTTGAAAGTTCCTTGATAGCGAGTTCCTTAACAGACTTCCAAGCCTCCTGTGAAGCTGGGTGGTTGTCGTTCTTGTACTCGTCAGAAGTCCACCAAACAGTGTCCTTAGAATTTTCGTCCATAACGATGAACTTATCTTTAGGTGAACGGCCTGTATAAACGCCTGTCATAACGTTTACTGCGCCAAGCTCACTCTCCTGACCCTTTTCATAGCCTTCGAGTGTTGGCTTTGTTTCTTCCTCGAACAGCTGCTCGTAAGAAGGGTTGTAAACAACTTCTGTAGTTCCGGTGATACCGTACTTGCTCAAATCGATCTTTGACATGTTGCAATAACTCCTTTTCAAAAAAATATCGTTAATAGGCGCTATAATGAAACAGCACACGCTGGCGCATTCATTTTCTTTCCTTATTATTAAGCATAAGCTATACAGAAATTCATCTGACAATTGAAAACACACTGCCAGCATTTCATGCTGTGCTCCTATTACAGCAATATAATTATACCACATATTTTTCTGAATTGCAAGGGTAAACGCAGATTTTGTGAGCTGATTTTTTACATTTCGCTTAAATCTATAACGATTTTTTATGAATAAATGTAATTTCATGGTATAAAATAGATAATAAAAGATATTGACTATTATCAATAGTTAGTCTGAGCTTGCGCGGACGATTTTGCAGTATCAATATAAAATAATTGCATTTTTATGCTTCTTTGCAAAAAAGCGCCCTAAATTATGCAGGCAAATTCCGCTTTCCTGCAAATAGAAAAAAGGCAGTCCACAAGGAACTGCCCTTCTCCGAAATATCAACAATAGGGGAGATCTTATTTACTTTTTCTTCTTAGCCATGACCACAGCCGCACCGCTCAGAAGTGCAAGAGCGAATGCTCCGCCTGCAACGCCGGTTGATGGGTTTGTGTTTGAAGCGTTTGAAGCTGCCTTTGAGCTGCTGTCTGACTTGCTGTCAGAAGATGAACTGTCAGAAGCGGAACTGCTAGTATCTAAAGAAGCATCAGAACTGCTTACGCTGTCAGGCTGTGAAGAAGCAGGTGTTTTCTTTACAAGGTTTGCCACAGCGTCATTTATAGCCTTTACCATAGCGTCCACGTCAGCCTGCTCTGTGATGTTCTTTGTTCTGTCGATAGCGGCAAGAGCCTTTTCGACTTCTGAGAAGTCCTCATAATCGTCTTTGTTGAGAGCCTTTGCGGCTTCCTCTGCCTTGTCAAGCTCTGTGTAGTCTGCTGACTTGTAAACAAGTGCCTCAACAGCATCGTTTATGTCTTTCGCCATTTTGTCAACATCTGACTGCTGTGTAAGGTTTTTAGTTCTGTCGATAGCTTCAAGTGCCTTTTCTACGGCTGTAAAGTCCACATAGTTGTCCTTATTAAGAGCCTTTGCAGCTTCTTCTGCCTTGTCAAGCTCTGTATAATCTGCCTTTGCATACTCAAATACAGCCGAACTGTCTCTATGAACTGCAAATGGTTTTTCACATCCATCAGTATGGAATGTACCGCCCTTTATCTCGCACTTTTCGCAATCGTTAAGGAAAATTCCTATGTCACCACCGAGTGTGATATCTCCTCCCGAGATAAGACCGTTCTTTATATTGTCTGTACCAAGATAAATATCCGCAAGCTTGGCATTGATATCTACCTTTCCGTCCTTTATAATCAAGCCTGTCTTAGGCTCAGGGGCACCTATACCAACTACTAATATTCCTGCTCTTCCTGCATTGATATTCACATCTCCGCCGTATATCTCAACAGAGCCGTTTGCATACAAACCGTCATTCCAGCCACCATCGGCAACTTCACTTGTGTCAATATTAAGAGTTGCGTCCATTACCTTTATGGAATAAAGTGTTATGACAGCACCGCCCTTTGCGTTGACAGTTCCTGACTCAAAAGTAACATTAGGCTGATCCATTACTGGAAGTTTGCCTGTTTCTTCAAGATTAAGCACACTGTCCTTAGTCTTTCCACTTAGTACTACACCGGTATCTTTTGCGCTTCCTTTTCTCGAAATAACTGTAGTGCCTGAGGTCATCTTGTTATCTCCTGAGAAAACTATATTAGTAACTTTTTCTCCGTCAACAATGACACAAGACTTTTTCGCCGTTGAAAAATCAACATTGTCAAGTGTAAGAGTAGAAGTTGCTGCGTCCCAGCTCCAGCCCTCGTCTTCATTTTTCTGATCGTTCTGAAATCCTGCCACTGTAAGGTCAAGAGTTGTAGTTCTCTGCTGATTTGCCGCAAAAACATTTATTGCAGGCAAAGATGCCATACATATGACCGTTGCTAGCATTGTGCTAAAAATTCTTGTCTTTTTCATATTTTATCCTCCCGAAATATAAGACTTCATATTCATATTTGCATTGCGATATAAAACCGCCCTGCTTATAATTATGATAGCAGAGCGGTAATAATTTTTCAACTATTTTGACACAAACGGTCAAAAATCTGCACATGCGGTATTTGTTTAAACAAATAATGTATGAAAGTCCCATTTAATTGCTTTATATGTCCATTTAATGGATGTATTACTTTTTCCTCTTAGCCATGACCACAGCCGCACCGCTCAGAAGTGCAAGAGCGAATGCTCCGCCTGCAACGCCGGTTGATGGGTTTGTGTTTGAAGCGTTTGAAGCTGCCTTTGAGCTGCTGTCTGACTTGCTGTCAGAAGATGAACTGTCAGAAGCGGAACTGCTAGTATCTAAAGAAGCATCAGAACTGCTTACGCTGTCAGGCTGTGAAGAAGCAGGTGTTTTCTTTACAAGGTTTGCCACAGCGTCATTTATGGCCTTTACCATAGCGTCAACATCAGCCTGCTCTGTGATGTTCTTAGTTCTATCAATAGCGGCAAGAGCCTTTTCGACTTCTGAGAAGTCCTCATAATCGTCCTTGTTGAGAGCCTTTGCAGCTTCCTCTGCCTTGTCAAGCTCTGTATAGTCTGCTGACTTGTATGCAAGTTCAAAAGCCTGTGTATGTGTTGCGATATCTGCTGAAATAGTTATTTCCTTGCTGAGAGGCTCGCAATCGTCAGCAGTTACCTCTACTGTGTAAGTGCCTGCTGTAAGCATTGCAGTATTGTTTGTTATCTCTTTTCCGTCTACCTTTATTACAACATTTTTCAGGTCAGCAGGTGTTACTTCAAAATCAACTGCATATTCCTTAGTTGGCAGGACAGGTGTTTTTCCCTCAACATACTGATACTTTGCACCGCCAGCTGTCAACTCGTCATAAAATTCTTTTGTTGTCATATAGTCATATGCTTTAGCCTTGCCTGCTTCTTTATTTGAACCGCAAGCTTCAACATTTTCTGTTTCTGTGAAATAGTTGTTTTTAAAGTCAGTTGTAGACGAGGAATCCTTCCCCACTATTCCGCCGAAACGTGTATATGGCTTTTTGGCTGAGTACTGTGAAAGGTCAATTTCTCCTGCAAAATAGCAATCACTTACAGAACCGCCGGCTACTGAACCAACGATACCGCCTACATCTGTGGTTCCGTTGCCAACCGGCGTGAGTTTTCCTGTAACATAGCTGTTTATAACCTTGGAATCGCCATACAAACGTCCTACGATACCGCCGGCGTCTGGTGCAGCATATACCATATCGCCTGTGCTTGAACAATAGCGGACTTCCGTTCCAATCTGCGCATATCCAACTATACCGCCGACATAAACACTTCCGTTGTCGCCTGAGATAGTTATGTCTGCTGTGTTCTCACAATATTCAAAAGTTGTGCCGTATGCCTGACCTACCATGCCTATGAAGCCATAAACATATTTGCCGTTATTGTTGAACGATACGTTTGACACACAATCAGAAATAGTACAATCACCTGCAAATCCTGCAATAGTGCCATAAACAGTATATTCGTTATCAGTATTTGTCACATCCAGATTTCCCTCTATAGTCAGACCTGATACCTCTGCTTCCTCGATATCGCCAAAGAAACCGACCAACAAATCTTTACCATAAATAGACGTAAAATCAATGTTTGAAATAGTATGACCGTTTCCGTAGAATTTGCCGCTGAAACAATGTTCAATATAGCCGTTTTCATCGAAAACGTTTCCGATAGGCGTCCATACAACACCTGTCAAGTCAAGGTCATTTTCAAGAACAACAACTGCGTCTTTATTCTTGTCATAATCTCCGTTGTTTACCGCTTTTGAAAACGCCAACAGGTCGTCAACAGTTTTTATTACCGTCTTATTATCGTCTGCAAATGCCGTTGTCGGCACAAACAAAAGACAGCCCGTCACCAAAAGACTTAAAATTTTCTTTTTCATTCTAATTCCTCCATAATATTTTTTGTTGCTGATATTTCTTTTTTACTCAGAACATAATTTTACTCGATTATTTTAACACAGCCTACACACTTTGTCAATAGATTTGGCACAAACGGTCAAAAATCTGCACAAGTGGTAACAAAATAAATGAATAATGCTTGAATTTTGCTTTGATGTGTGTTATTATATATTAAGAAATCATGTATAAGAAAGGATTTTTACAGTATGAGAGTGGCATTGGTAGACGATAATAAAAACGACCTTGCACTTCTTCATGAATATATTTCCGAACAAACCGCTCACAGCTGTCAGATAGATACGTTTTCAAGCGGAGAAAGCTTTTTGTCATGTTGGCAGATGGGAGCTTATGATCTGGTGGTGCTTGATATATTCATGGGGAAAATGACAGGGATAGAGGTCGCAGAAAAGCTTCGTGAAACAGACAAAAACGTGAATATCGCATTCGGCACTTCAAGCAACGAGTTTGCAAGCGAAAGCTACGACCTCAACGCCTGCTACTATCTTTGCAAGCCCTTTCAGGCTGACAAAGTAAAAGCCATGCTTGACCGGATCGGTTCTGATGAAATTGATCGTATGCGTTCCGTTAAGCTTCCCGACGGTCAGAACGTGATACTCAGAAATGTTATCTACATAGACTGTGCGTCACATATCGTGACAATCCATTGCACAGACGGCGAAAGCATAGTTTCAAGAAATTCTTTCGCTGAGATCGAGAGCATTTTTTGCAGTCATTCATACTTTTACACCTCCACCAAAGGCGTCATCGTGAATTTCTATGAGATAGCCCAGCAAAAAAGCGACCTTTTCATAATGAGCGACGGCACACATATCCCCATAAGCCGCCGAAAATCCAGAGAAACACTAGACGCCTTCGCTCAGTTTCACTTCAGTGATCTGCGAAAAGGCGGTGAGCAGTAATGCCTCCTTTATACCGCCTTGTGGAAGTGGGCATATATTCCCTTCTGAATTTTCTGCCACTTATGGTGCTTGCCCTTTATCCCTTCCGGCATAGGCTTCGCTTTTCCAAAACAGCTACCGTGGGACTTGTTGTGGCTCTTTCACTGGTGCAGATCTTCTTAGGTTGGCAGGCGGCATTTTTCAGCACAAATGCAGGTCTGCTAAGTGCAGTCAGCACCCTGCTCTATGCGGCTTTTTACTTTTTCGCTGTGAAGGTCAAGGTCGGCAAAACAGGCTTCACACTGCTTCTGCTTTCAAATAACGCAAGCTTTATCGTCATTACCTCAAAATGTCTGGAGGGCATTCTGTTCCCGTCACTTGCCTATGAATCATACCGCTGGTCGTTTTCCCTTTGTATGCTTATGACAGAAGCCGTGGTATGGGGACCGCTCTTTATCTACATGAAAAAGGTCTACACGCCTGCGGTGGAAAGAGAGCCGTCAGGTCTGGAGTGGCGCTATCTTTGGCTTATCCCATTTACGTTCTATATAATATGGTACTATACGCTCTACGGCAACTCTACGAAAAGCAGCTTAGAGCTTGCTCTGGAGCCAAAGAACACCATAGCTCTGTTCTTTATAAACGCAGGGGCGTTTCTGGTGTATTACATCGTAGCACGGCTGGTCATCGAACAGCAGAAAAATCTGCGGCTTCAGGAAAATAACCACCTGCTTGAAATGCAGAACCTGCAATATGACTATTTGCAGGATAAGATAAAAGAAACAAGACGCTATAAGCATGATGTCAGACATCATATCGCTCTTATGCAGGAGCTTCTGAAAAAGGGCGAATATGATAAGCTTTCGGAATATCTCAATTCTTTCAGGGATTCTATGCCCGATATATCAGAACGCATTTACGGCAAAAACACATCTGTAAGCGCACTTCTTGCATATTTTGCTCAAATAGCGGAAAGCAGCGGCATTGAATACAAGGTGAGCGCTGACATCCCAGATGATATAAAAATAGACATAACCGACCTCTCTGTGCTTTTCGGAAATCTTATCGAAAACGCCATTCACGGTTGCGTGTCTGACAGTGCAAAGAATAAAAAAATAATAATCAGAGCAAAGGCTGACAGCTATTCCCTCTGCCTGGCGGTGGACAACACCTTCACCGGAACTATCCTCACCGACCCAGAAGGCGGTTTCCTTTCCTCAAAACGCAAAGGCAAAGGGATCGGCACAGAGTCTGTCAAGAACATTGCCGCCAAATACAATGGCGTAGCTAAATTTGAATACGGTGACGGAATGTTTTACGCTTCCGTAATGCTGAACATATGAAAAAGGCGGAAAGCTCGCAAAGAGCCTCCGCTTTTTCTATTATATATAGTATATCCGTTTTGCTGTTCTTAATTGTCGCTTATATCACACACTGCCACGCTTGTAACAGGGTCAATGTCAGAGATGTCAACGCCGTATTGATATGGGTTGAGTTCAAAAGTCTCGCTGTCCGTCTGAGCCTGCATTCTTTTATATGTTTCATCAAGCTGTTCGTCAGTGAGGTCAAAGCCGAACCACCATGTTCTGCCGTTTATTGTCGCTGATACGATTCGGTTTCTGTCTGTATTTGAAAGATACATAAGTGGCTTTTCACCCAGAGCGTTGCAAAGCTCGTTGTATGTCATGCCCACATAGATATTCTTTGTGATGTATGCACCATTGTAAAGCTCCACCCTTGTGACAGGCAGGCTTTCGTCAACATAGCCCTTGCCTGTTTCGGTATTCAAAGCCGCCCTGCCGAAGTGATACTGCGGAAAAGCCGAGCACTGATACATAGAATCATAGCCGTTTTGAACGAATGTTGGATAAACAAACTCATAGTTGTTGTCTGCCATTTTGAGCATATCCCCCACTGTATTTGAAAACAGCTCCTCGCCTGGGTTGTCTGCACTTGGGAGGACAGCGCTTGTATTTTCGCCTTGCGTATCTGTAACAGGAGTATCGGTTTGCACAGGTGCAGGTGCAGTTGTCACGGCGGTGTCTGTTACCTTTTCAGGCTCGCTTGACGGCTCAGATATGCTGTCTGTTTCAGCTTTTGACGAACTGATTTCAGGTATCTTCTCTGATGAAGCGTCTGCCATACTGCTGTCAGAAAGGTCAAGGCTATCATCATTTAAGCTGTCTGAAACACTGCTGTCATCGTGAACGCCGAAGCCGTTGTTGTTCACTCCACGGAGAGCCAATGGTATGCTCACTGCCACCACCACAGCCGCCGCAGTTCCCACTATCTTTATAGCAGCGGAAGAGGTTTTCAACGCTGTAACAGGTGAAGCCGCTGTCATTGCATACTTTTTCGGCAGAGCCGCTCTCATCATTGCGCTCATAGGCACAGCCGCAAATGCGCCGCCCTCAAAGATACGCTCTATCTCTTTCTTTATCTTTGCCCTCGCCTTAAAAAGCTTCTGCTTGGCGGCATTCTCGCTTATCTCCAAAATCTCGGACACTTTTTTCAGCGGCATGCCGTCATAATAATAAAGTATCACCGCCGACCTCTGCTCAGGCTTCAGCCCCTCTATGACCTTTTTCAGACAGCGTTTAAGCTCCTTGCTGTCGGCATAATCCTCAGGGAGCATAACAGTATCGTCAGCATGGATATCCTCGCTGAGGTTTTCGTCATCAAGGCTTATGTTATCCTCTCTGCCCTTTTGTCTGAAATACATTCTGCACTTGTTGAAAGCGATAGAGTGAAGCCACGTTTCATAATGCTCAGGCTCTTTCAGCGACCCTATCCCCTCCATTGAAGCCAAAAAGCTGTCCTCGGTGATATCCTCTGCGGTATGCTTATCCCCAACGTTTTTCAGCACGAAGAAATAAAGCTTCTCGTGGAACTCTTTGTACAGCTTCTCAAAAGCTGTCTTTTCACCATTTTGAGCCTTTTCTACAACGGCTCTCAATTCATTCTTGTTCATTCACATATCCCTCCAAGACAAGTATGCGTATCAACCTTTTCATCTGCGCCTCTGCCTCATCGTCTGTCTGACGAGTTTCCTCGTTCATGGACCTTAGGACAAAGGCGATGACATCTCCAAGCTTTGCATTTTCCATTTTTATCTCCGTTTCATGCTCTCTCGTTTTTGCCCTTTCATATACTTAGTTGCAGTTATCCCGATATGGTTATCATAGCATCACACTTTTGTATATCTGCACAAAAACACACCCCACAGCCTATGAAAAATGCACAACCTTATGACGCATACTGTCTTAATACTCATTATACTATATTTATGTATATTAAGCAACTATTTTTCAAAACTTGCCATAATAGATAATTCACATATCATTTATAAAATGTTTCTTGTATCTCTTGTGCAATATGCTATAATCTAGTTGAAAATACGGAAAGAATTCCGTATAAAGTTAATAAATCAAACAAATCGGAGGTAATTCATTATGATGGGAAGACTCAGAGCAATGCGTGAGCCGCTCAAATATGTTCAGGGCAGAGATGCTACACTTAAGTTTCATGAAGAAATGGGCTATATGGGCAAAAGGTGGCTGTTTGTATGTTCAAACAGTGGCTACAAAGCCTGTCATGACAAGATAGAGAAAAGCTTTGGCGAGCTTGACGATTACAGACGTTACGAGATATTCGGCGGCATATCGAGCAAGGGCGAGATAGCCAAAATGGAAGAGATAGTAAAGGCTGACAACATCGACACAGTAGTTGCAGTTGGCGGCGGAAGCGCAGTTGATACTGCAAAAGCTACAGCATACTACACAGGCAAGCACATTGTTATCGTGCCTACAGTTGCGGCAACAGATGCGCCATGTACAGGTCTGTCAGTAATATACAATGATGACCACAGCTTTGACAAATATCTTTTCTACCCTACCAATCCAGACGCAGTAATGGTAGACACAACAGTTATCGCAAACGCACCTGTAAAGTTCCTTATTGCAGGCATGGGCGATGCACTTGGTACATATTTTGAGGGCAGAGCTTCCATAAGAACAGAGTCTGCAAGCCTTGAAGGCACAGGCATCACAAGAGCAGGACAGGCACTTGCAAGACTTTGCTATGACACGCTTAAAACATACGGCAAGCAGGCAGTTGAGGCTTGCAAGGTACACGCAGTTACACCTGCCCTTGAAGCTATCTGCGAGGCTAACGTATATCTTTCAGGTGTTGGAGCAGACAACGTAAACTGTGCGGCCGCACACTCGTTCTACAATGGCGTAACATCATTGGGAATCAAGCACGCAGACCACGGCTGTTGTGTAGCCCTTGGTACACTGGTTCAGCTTGTACTTGAGGGTGCGCCAAAGGAAGAGTTTGAAGAGGTACAGAACTTCTGCCTTGAAGTGGGACTTCCTGTCACACTTGAAGAGATCGGTGTAACTACACCTGAGCAGGTAGAAACTATCGCAAAGAACGCTTGTATCCCAGGCGAAACTATCCACAATCTTGCAGGCGACGTACAGCCTATCGAGCTTTATGACGCTATCATGCAGGCAGATGCAATGGGCAAGATAGCATTGAACAAATAAGGGATAGTGTTAATTTAAAATGATATTGCCACCCACGGCTGATTCGGCTGTGGGTGGTTTTTTGTGCAAAAAAAAGCAGAGAAACCCGATCAATGGGTTTCTCTGTTTGGATCAACTTATTAAATCATAATATCTTAGTAAAGTATATCTTCCTGCGAAGCTCAGTTGTCTGCAACGTCCATAAGCTCAACAGCGATATCGTCAGACCCGGTATCATCTGCATCAGCCTGAATATCGTCCGGCTTATCGTCCTCTATGAAAGCTCCTGTAAAATCAATACAAACATTCTCGCTTTTACCAAAACGAGCCATTGTCAGCAAATCGGTGACAGTCGAGCGTGTGACATGAGCGCCTGTGAAATCCATCACCACATTTGCAGAATTATCCTCGCTGGTTTTGCTGTTGATCTCATCACGAAGCTGGTCAAAATTCGTATCCTCAAGGTCTGCATAAGCTGAAAACTTTTTTGGCGCATAGAGCGTTGCAACAGCGTGCATAGCAATGAATACAAACCTGAAATCTTCGCAATCAAAGGTGCTGAAAGGTATCTCAAAAAGTCTCAGCATACCCTCGTCGGTCTTTTTGCATAAAACAGGCTTATATCTGTTCTGAGCCAGATCATAGGTGTATCTGTCTTCGTAAGCTTCATCGGTTAAGCTGCCGTCTGGCATAGGCACGATCTCAAAGCGAGAAGTTTCATTGCACGTATTGCAATAGCCTCCGACTATCACAAATCTGAAAACATAGTCGGTATTTTTCTCAAGTTTTTTGTCACAGCATATCTGCGTCCAGTCCCAATTCCAGTTTCCAATAGAATAGGCAATAACGTTTTCGCCGTCCTTATCGGTCACAAAATATTTAGCTATAACATTGTTTTCGCAGGACTTATCAGCCTTAAAATCTCTAGGATCAAAATCTATTACTTTACCCATATTGTTTACCTCCGTAACATCCACGGTCGGCTTATGAGTATCTAATATTCTTATAGTACATTTTTCACAGTCGCTTGCATACTCTGCCCGACCGTTCTTAACAAGCCCCTTAGCCCTTTTGGGATAGGTAGCTCCGATTCGTTTTCCGTTTATGTCTGTAACAATAACGTTTTTTTCTATGGGTATCTCCCCCTTGCACAGCAACATCAAATTAGCGCCTGCATTATACAGGCTTGCGTTTAGCTCCGACGCTGTTATTTTCTATGGGTGTCGTCCCCGGTCTTTGCTTAGGATAAGTTTAACAGACGTCCAGCCTTTTGTCAAGACTATCTGCACCTTTTTGACATTACATACAATTGCGATCTTGCGGGCTTAGCACATATGCACAAGGGGCATGAGTACATAAAATGCCCGTCACGGCGAGCATCAAACCCCTCCCAGCGTATCATACCTATGGGCGGGGGCGAAAAAATCCGCTACCATAAATGATAGCGGATTGGGTGCAGGGGCACGCCCCCTACTTTGTAAAGTTTACAAACAAACTTATTGAGCGGGACTGAAGTTTGATAACAAAAAAAGCCATGACGGACAATGCCCGTCACGGCGAGTGACTGGCGGAGATGGAGAGATTAAATATACCACTTCACTCCACTTTTTATTGCTTTATAAAATTGCTTGTAAACCACGCATTTACATCATTTAAGCCGTTTCATTTGTTCCGCATTTCACAAGCATATATTTACAATTCAGCTTTATCGTGTATAATTCGTGTACGCAAAAACAGCCGCCTCAGATCACCCTGATACGGCTGAACTACTATCTGATATACTTTCTCCGACCGCAACGTATCTTCTGTACTGTAACTTTCATGTTTTTACCTCCGAATATTTAATCACTTTTTTCTGAAAAATACGATTATGGCGGCTATAAGAATAACTATCTCAGCCACATTAAGAATAATGCTTATGATCTTCATTTGACATTTCTCCTTTTGTGTGATATAATATCCGCAGCGAAGAGCCTTTCGGCTCTCTTGCGGAATGCTGTTAGTCTGTAAGCTTGTCGATAAGCTTCAGTAAACTTTCAGCGAGTTCTAAAATTGCTTTGATAATGAGTAGCTTTGCGAGGGCTTCATTATCTAAGCGGCGGCTCTTTTGAGCCGCTTTTTCTTTTTCTTACCCATTGGTTTCACTCCTTTCGTTCTTTGATGATATTATTATAGCATACTTGCGTAAGTGCTTCAAGTATGCTATAATATAGAATAAGGAGGTGCAACTATGAGTGGTAAAACATCAACAGCCAGTAAAAGACTATATAATGAAAAGGCATATGACAGAATAAGTTTAGTTGTCAAGAAAGGCAGGAGAGAAGAACTAAAAGCCTATGCAGAAAGTAAGGGCATGAGTATCAACGGGTACATTAACAAGTTAATAGATGAAGATATGAAAACAGCCGACAAGGAATAACCCTTGTCGGCTGTCTTACTACCTACTTGATTTTAATTTTCTGTCCTGCGTAAATGATGTTCGGATTCTTGATACCATTGTCCTTGACAAGCTTCACAACAGTAGTCTTGCAGCGTTGAGCTATAGCCGAGAGCGTGTCCCCACACTTCACAGTGTAAGTCACCACCTTCTTGACGGAGCTTGCAGAGGGCTTTGCGGATACCGCCCAGTCAGTGAAATGTCAATGAGAAAAAATATCTTTACACATTTCTAGAAAACGGAGATGTTCCCATAGACAACGACAGGGCAGAAAATGCGATAATGCCGTTTGCCATCGGCAGAAAAAACTGGCTTTTCAGCAACACAGCCAACGGAGCCAAAGCAAGTTCCGCACTATATTCACTTATTTCAACGGCTCAGACGAATGGACTTGACGCAGAGAAATATCTGACGGAGCTGTTTTCAAAGCCAGCGGGAACGATATTATTGCCTTGGGCTGAATAAAGCTGAGATCAAATACAATATGATCAGGTATGTATACAAAAATTTTAAATTCAAAGACAATGAATGAATATGACCCTGCAGGGACGGTGATTCCTTGCAGGGTCTGATTTTTTTTGGGGGGAGGGTGCGGAGGATTTGACGGTTACTATACAGGATGGGTGGTTATGGAAAACAAAGTGTTTAAAATAAGTAAGTAATATAGTTTATGATCAAATAAAGAAATGAACAATTGACAAAAGCAATGATGTTCCAGCAACTATGTATGAAATAATAGTTGCTTTTTTATCACTTTTGGTTGCTGTCAGGTCTTCGACTAGTTTCATAAGCTTTTTGTTTTCATCTGTAAGTTTATTTATGGCTTTATCCTGGGATTTATCTCTTTCCATAATTACGTCTAATGATTCCTGATGTTCCAAAAGCTTGCTGTCTTGTTCTTCATCTTTCTGCTTTCTTTCCTCTAAGAGTCTATCGTGTTCACGATCCTTTTCTGCCTGTTCGGATAGCCATTTGTCCTGTTCTTCGTCTTTCTGTTTTCTTTCCGCCAAGAGATTGTCATGTTCACGATCTTTTTTAGCCTGCTCAGAAAGCCATTTGTCCTGTTCTTCGTCTTTTTGTTTTCTTTCCGCCAAGAGTCTGTCATGTTCAAGGTCTTTTTCAGCCTGCTCAGAAAGCCATTTGTCCTGCTCCTCGTCTTTCTGTTTTCTTTCAGCTAAAAGACGATCATGTTCAAGATCTTTTTTAGTGTGTTTAGATAGCGTCAGGTCTTGTTCTTTGTCTTTTTGCGCCATTTTTGCAAGGACTTCATCGTGATGTTCCGCTTTCTTTTGATGTTCTGATATCGTTTTATCCTGTGATTTTAACGTTTCAGACATTTGCTTTTGCTTATTCATCATATCTTCCTGAGCTTTCAACTGGGATATAACGCTCAGAACTTCTTTTCTTGCCAAGTCGGAAAGCTCCCCCTCTGAAGCACCTCTCAGCTTTAACTCCAATTCACGAACAACTGTCCTGTTGGCAGCTATATTACTTACGCCAAGTGCAAACAGATACTTGGTTATCTCGCTTAGCTTCTTCTGATATTCAAAAGAAAGTTGTTGTGCCTCAACGACCTGTACTTGTGATTCTGCAAGATCAACAGAAGCTTCCTGCAAAGATTCAATAGCTTCTTTTTTGTGTCCCAAACCTGCTGATTTGCCATAAGCCCTGTCAGCAGAAGTTTTTGCAGTCTGAGCCATTTTAACAGACTTCTTCACCTTATCTTCCAAACCTTGTATATCACGCCATTGATCTGTAATGATGTTTGGAAGTTCAGATTGATTGACCTTAAAAATTTCAAGTTCATTACTCATATGTAACACTCCTTTTTTATTATCCCCACTTCAAGATGTCATAAATATCATCTGTAAGTCCTGGGTTATTCTTTTCAGCTTCTGGTATAAGTTTATCTAATTTTTTCATATCTTCTGAAATTTGTTGTATACTTTCTTGATAGCGTTCTACAGACACGATCATTACCTGATATGCTTCTTCGATACTCTTTCCTGCATCCTCGGCTGCTATCCACATATTTGCTTCACAATAATATACCTTGGCATTTAGTAATCTAATACTTGTTGTATAGAGCTGCATACGCTCATTCCTAAGTTTATTTCGTTTTATGCCCATACCGATATCCGTGCCAGCGGCAATAGCAAATCTGCCCACACCTACAAAATTCACTTTGAGAATAAACTCTTTTGCAAAAACTGCTGCATTACCGCCTGACTTTGCCGCTGATCTTATTGCAGCGTCAATTAAATCAAAAGCCATAAACGTTCCAGTTGAGATTGTAAGCATACGCACTATAGTGCGATTTTTGAATGGTAAAGTTGCTTTCCAATCAACCCGTGACATTTCATCAAATGACCTGATATCCTTTGATTTTATTTCATTGCATAATCTTCTTATAAAATAAAAACCACGAACAATGCATTCGTTTATAATCACTGGAACAGCTTGCCTTTTTAATTCATTGGCAACGCCTATTTCAGTCCTCAGATCAAATTTTACAGCTTCTATTATTTTCCCGTTTTCATCTTTTTTTGCAAGCAATGTTCCGTTAAAGAGTTTAGATATCCAAACAGAAAACTTCTTATATCCATTATCATCAAGTTTACGGAATATTGGAAGTGCCGATATTTCCTTTAAAAATGAAACTAAAGGACCGGGCAAACCAGTTCCGGTATTACCTTTGCTGATCGAAGAAGATGAGCCAGCCATATCGCTTATCATATGAAAAAACCAGTTGATCAATCCAAATGTAATTTTCTCAGGCAAATTCTTACCGATCAAGATCAGGTCTGCTTGAGACACTTCAACCACTTTAAAGTGTCCAGCTACGTCTGTGCCATATAATTTATGTGTAAACTGAGTAAGCATAGAGAAAAATAAACCTATAAGTGTTGGGTGATGTGAGAAATCTCGTAAATGGTGCTGTAAACCTCCGCCGAAATCATTTGTAGCTTTATCGGCAACGATGGCATAATTCTTTTCAAGATATTTTACTGCACCATTAAGATCATCACCTGTATAACCCGCTTTTTGTGCAATTTTAATCACAAAGTTATTTACTTTATTATCACCATATTCATTTGCACGATCTAATGAAAAATCTCCAACCCATATAGAATCAATTGCTCCTGCTAATATTCCGCTTACAACTGCCACAATATAATCCATTCCGTCAGCGTGATTAGTAAGCCTATCTATTTCGGAATTAAGAGCTTCGATTTTTTTATTTGTGATGTTTAGACAATTATCTATATCTTTTATCGCAGCGTCGATGTCATAGCCGCTCTGCTTAATGTCAGTTTCACTTACGGCCGGTATGACTTCAAATTCAACGGCAAGTCCCTCATTTTCTAATTTCAATATTTCACTCATATTATACATCCTAACCTGATCTTTGTATTTAATAGTTAATTATTACCGCTGTAAAATCATTTCTCCTCATACCTTTCCCCCATCGCCCTGATCTCTGCCAGCATATCCTCCACCAGCGGTTTTGGCTCAAAGACTTTTACCCACGAGCCTTGGGAGAGCAGGTACATTATTATCCCCCTGCCGTAGTTGACCTCGGCAGTGATAACGCTCTTTGTGCCGTTCTGCTCAATGACTTTTGCGGTGGGCAGCCTGTCAAGAACAGCCTGCAAAGACAGCCCCGAAAACTCAAAGGTTATCCGCACGTTGTCCCCTGGAAACATAAACTGATTTTTCTCACGCAGGTCGCCCTCGTCAAAGCTGTGCTCACGATCAAGCTGGAAATTCTCCCTGTGCTCAACAATATTTTTTATCCTGTCAATGCGGAAATACCTCGCCTTGTACTGGGTATCATCTGCCGCATATGCGATAAGATAAAAATAATATTCGCTGAACATTATCGCCGCAGGCTTCAGCTTCCTAACAACTTCGCTCCTGTCCATTTTCAGATATGTCACCGAAATGACCTTCTTACCATCAATGCACTGCACAAGACGCCAAAGATTGTTTATCACGCTGTCGCAGTCAGAGCGCACCTCGTGATAATGATATATCTCCCTGCGTATCACCTCATCAAGAAGCTTTCGGTCATTGGCAGTGGTAAACTTTCTCAGCTTAGATACAATGAATATCATATCTTCTTTGCTGAAACAACGTGCCCCGAGTATCACTTTTACCAAGGCAAAAAGCTCCTGATTTTTCAGAAACTCGTCGCTTTTAAGTATGTAAGCCCTGTCCTTGTGCGAATATGTGACCTCGGCATTTTGCATAAGCTCCCTGTATTCCGCAAGAAAATCGTTTATCCTTGCAATGTCACGACTGACGCTTTTGGATGATATCCCATACTCCTCCGCAATAAGCTTGTTAGAAACGACCTCGCCGTGCAAAAGCCGATAAAATATTTCAAGTACTCTGTCTAAACGTTCATTTTCCATTTTATTACCCCTCTTTCTTACAATTATACCACATTTGATTTTGAATTTGTTAAGCTGGCTGCTTAGTATAACGTTTTCGAAGAATATTTTTTTATTTTAACCAAAAATGTCAAATTATTGGTGCGGCAGATCATCGTATTTTGTCGTTTTATCTTGCTTTCAGTATAGCATAATTGCCAGACAAAGGTATGTCCGTTTAAAATTAGTTTACTTTTACATTATAACCCTTTCTAGCGGTATATGTCAAGAAATAATACTAATATAAGCGGTAATATCGTCACATTATATATATTATAATAGGTATAGTGATACAAATCGACGGAGGGAGAATGAAAATGACGGAAAAGGATATCAGCAACAGAATTACGCAGCTTAGATTGCAAAAAAATGTGTCCGAATACAAGATGAGCCTTGCACTCGGTCACAGTAAGGGATATATCCAAAGCATATCGTCAGGACGGACGATGCCGTCCCTTGGTGAATTTCTTGCCATTTGCGAGTATCTTGAAGTCACTCCGAAGCAGTTTTTCGACGATGGCAGCAAAAATCCTGCACTAACGCAGAAAATAGTTGAGAGCGTATCGAAACTTTCGGAAAAAGACCAACGATTGGTGCTTGAAGTTTCTGAAAGACTAGGAAAAGAATAATTTTTGATGCCTCGAACTGCAATATCAAAGTAAAAATAAAACAGCGTACCGCAGTCCCCTGCGATACGCTGTTCTCATATAAAATTACTTCTTAGTAGTCACACTCTTTGAAGCCGACCAAGCGCCATAATACTTAGTACCCTTTACAGTTGTATACGAACGAACACGAACGTAATATTTCTTTTTGCCTGAAAGCTTTGAAATAGTGGTCTTGTCGGTCTTGTTGTTTGTTATGGTAACTTTCTTTGCACTTGTGAACTTTGAGTTGGTAGCGTACTGTATCTCGTATCCGGTAGCCGAACCTTTCTGCGCCCAATCCACAAAGAATGCCTTGCTCTTAGCAGTGAGCTTCTGTATCTCCTGCTTGGCAGGATTTATCTTGAACGTCTTTGTGATAGTGCCTGCGTAAGAGCCTTTTCCTGTGACTTTTACAGTGGCAGTACCTATATTCTTGTTGCTTAAGTAGGAAACTGTGTAGTCAGTGCCTTTTTTCAGCGTTTTGCCATTGTATTTAACAGTAAAGCTCTGAGTGATATTCTTGCCAGTGAAAGCCTTTGTGGAAATGCCCGAAACTGTGGCTTTCTTGAAGTTATTTTTGATATTGTAGGTCTTAGAAACTGAGCCTGTGTAATTGCCCTTGCCTGTGATTTTTACAGTAGCTGTTCCGACCTTGGTGTTGTTTGAATAGGAAACTGTGTAATCTGTACCATTCTTCAAAGTTTTTCCGTTTAGCTTGACCGTTACACCAGGCTTCTTTGCCTTGCCGTCATATGCGTAGGTCGAAGTGGAAAGTGTCACGCTTGCCTTTGAAATGCTAATTCTTGAAAGTGCAGGGATCTCAGCCGTTTCAAGAACTTTCTTGCAGACTGTACATTCCTTGTGTTTTGAGCCTTTAACTCCGATAGAAGCCGCCTTGTCAACTATCCAACCGCTTGACTTGTGACCTGTGGCATATATCACTGTCTGAACCTTGATAACAGTATTGCAAACTGAGCAATGTGAGCCGTCTGTTTTGCCTGCGGTGGTGCAAGTAGCAGGGTAGCCCTTGTCGGTAACTGCAGTGTGACCCTTTGCAGGAAGCTTTTCTGTAACTGTCACATTGCACTTTGTGCAAGTCTTTATTTTTGTACCCTCTGATGTGCAGGTCGGCTGTTTTGTTACAACAGAATTTCCGTAGCTGTGACCTGTTGCTTTTGTTGTGTTGTCCTTGTATGAAGTACCGCAAACAGAACACTTGTGGAGAGTGTAGCCGTCAGCAGTGCAAGTAGGTGCAACAACTGTGTCAGTATATTTGTGTGAAGTCTTTGGTATAGTTTCTGTAACTGTCGCATTGCACTTTGTGCAAGTCTTTATTTTTGTACCCTCTGATGTGCAGGTCGGTTGTTTTGTTACAACAGAATTTCCGTAGCTGTGACCTGTTGCTTTTGTTGTGTTGCCCTTGTATGAAGTACCGCAAACAGAACACTTGTGGAGTGTATAGCCGTCAGTAGTGCAAGTAGGTGCAACAACTGTGTCAGCATATTTGTGTGAAGTCTTTGGTATAGTTTCTGTAACTCTCGCATTGCACTTTGTGCAAGTCTTTGTTTTTGTACCCTCTGATGTGCAGGTCGGCTGTTTTGTGATAACAGCACTGCCATATGTGTGGCTCGTGCATCCGCAGGTGAGTTTGTATGTCTTTGCTACAGACGGATTGTATGTAGGATAAATTTTTACAGTGAGTGAACCGCCGTTTTTGAATGTGATACGTCTGATATCATTAGCATAGTTTTCAAGCTTATTTACACTTACCATACTGCGATCAGAAAATTCAACTGTGTAGTCTGTATCGTCATAAAGCCAGAAATCAATGCTGTCGCCCACACTGAACTGAGTTTTGCTCAATACGCTTGAAAAGGACGTATTCGAAAGGTCTGTGCGCCAATAAACAGTGGTAGAGGTCGGTACTGTGAACTTATTCACATAGCCGCAAGACTTGCAGGTCTGTGTTACAGTGCCGTCAGTTTTTGATGCGTACTTTGTTTCGTAGTCATGACCTGTTTTGACGTCAATCGTCTTTATATCGTCAAGATTTGAAAGGTTCAGGGAGTTAAAGGTCACGTTATTTTTATCGTAAACATACCAAACTGCTCTGCCGTTTTTTATAACAGGCTGGCAGTCTGAAAGGCTTCCCTCAAAGGTGTGTATACTGCCGTTTACTGTGCCGTCAGCGTTTAGCTTCACACAGCTTACCTTTGTATCTCTGCTCCACAATAGCAAAAAGCTGTTATTATTTATCTTCACAAGCTGTGGAGCAGAAGCTGAGTCTGTACCCTCTGCATAAGAAGTTATCTTATTGAGTTTGTTTGTGGAAAGATCCTTTGAAACAGCGGAAACGTAGACGTTTCGTGTTTCTGACGTATTGATATAATCAAGGTCAACTGTACTCTGTGCCACGATATAGCTTGATGATGACACATCAAAGCCGCCTATAGCCGCACCTGTATAGTTATAGTGACCGGCGGTATATTCAGGGTATGTTACAACGTCGATATTGCTGACCTTATCAAAATAGCTTGGGAAGAATTTGCCTGTAGTAAAATCAGAATTATACTTCACCAGAACGGCAGAACGTGGATGAGCGTCACCATGGTCGAGGGCGACTATATGGTTGCCGTCGGTTTTTATAAACTGATTGAAGGAGTGGCTCACATAGCCATAATCAACGTTCATGACGCCGGTATATGAATCAGTGATAGTCATTGAAGGCATATCCACTTCAATGGTAACATTAGCCTGATGATTATTGCCGTCGCTTGATTTATACATTTCGTGGCAGGTTCTCACAAGCAGGTGGTCACCGCTATGGGTCATTCTTGCCGAGCCTGCATCGAATGGAACTGTAGTGTTAGCTCCATACAGACCGCAGGACTTTATTTTGTTCCAATTCTTATCATACTTCGTTATACGGAAAACCTCGAGGGAGTCGTTTTGTTTCGGATTTTCCTGACCGCTAAGGACATAATAATTATTGCCGGAGTCATAGAAAGCGCCAAAGATCGGCAGTTCATTGTCGATAAGCTTAGTGCTGAGCGGTTCAAAATCAGAGCTGTAATATTCCACAAGGAGCTTGCCCTCGATAGCGCCTGACTGGACACGCATATAATTGCCGTTGTCGCACACTGTCAGGTAAGATTTCACTGTGTCAGACCATTGCACATAGTCCTGATCATTCACATTAGAGCCTGAATACGCAACACATTGCGCCACGGCAAAGGCACTGAACGATCCAGCAGACACAGCAGTAGAAACAGCCATTGCGCCAGACAGGACAATGCTCAACATTCTTTTCTTCACATTCATCAATTTCATCACCTCATACAAAAACTTTTAAACAAGAACACCTTTATATATATAATATCACAACGCAAGGCATATGTCAATGAAAATAAGTTACAATGAGAATGATTTCAATAAATTCGTCATACACCAAAGGTCAACGCAGTAAAAAAAGCAAAGAGGATACAAAACAGAAAAAACGCCTTGACAAGGTTTGATGGGTGTGATATAATATTACAGTGGTATTTCGAGGTGTGGCTCAGTTTGGTAGAGCGCTGCGTTCGGGACGCAGAGGCCGTGGGTTCAAGTCCCGTCACCTCGACCAGTACGAAACCGCTTGTTTGCGTCAAATGGCGTAGATAGGCGGTTTTCTTTATGCCTTGAAATGCTAAAATATGCGTAAAAATGATAAAATATCATTCAAAATAATAAATATATGACACGAAATATGACACGGAATTTTGCACACACTGAAATTTCGCTCTGAAAATATGCACAAAAAGCAAGTCTATATTTGTGCAATCCTACAAAATTCAATGTTATCTATATTTTTGTTATCTACCTACTTGACATTTGCTAGATAACATGGTATACTATAATCACAGGCAAGAGATGAGACCTGAAATCAAAAATTAATTTTCGGAGGTACAAAATCATGAAAATCACAGGCGTTAAGAAAGCAGTAGGAACTTACAAGAGAGCAAACAGCGGTGGATATTATCGCTCATCATATGGTGCTTTGATGGTTGATATGTCAAAAGGTTATGTATGGTGCGATGAATTTTCAGACAGATTTTCGTACATCGCCTATGACGATGAAAACATCGCACGCATAAATCTTGAGGGTGAGCCAGCAACCATGCAGAACGTAAAGGCAATTGCCGAAAGAATGTGCGCTGAACATATCGCATAAAAACAGCCCTGACGAGTATCTGAAAATTGATACGAAACGCCCGAAAGGGCGTCGGCTGGAAAGCAAAATAAAATTTGAAAGGAACTGATAACATGAGCAAGTTAAAAGACATGAGAGAAGCAAGAGGCATGACACAAGATGAGCTGGCAAAGAGAATAGGTTCTGTCAGAAGCTATATCTGCCGTCTTGAAAGTGGTGCGCAGGATATCAATTTTATCCAGGCGAGCACGCTGGGACGTCTATGCACGGCGCTGGACTGCAAACCAGAAGATTTGCTGGAAGCTGACAGTTTTGAGTTTGAGGAGATCAACGGCGAAAAGCGGCTGATAGTTGATGGGCTGTATAGTCCCGAAGGCAACTATTTGCTGGTAAAAATCAAGAACCGCACATATCAGCTGAACATGATTGATTTTTCAAACGTCAATGATGTATCAAAATATCTGATACCACGTGGAAATGTCAATGTCCCACGAAGCGCAGTGGAATTTGACAAAAAAGCATACTGGATATATAAAATGGCACCACGTGACGGCGTGGAAGTCAAAGTCCTCGACCCTATCAATCCAGAGGATTGGAAGGTGCTAGTTGAAAAACTAGGGCTGACCGATAACGACATTTCAGACGAATTTGAAGTTGTCAAGGGGAAAAATTATGGTGAAAAGTGTGAGAAGCACTACATTTGCAGACAGATCAGGCTTACCGCCCCGAAAAATTCGGTTACAATCGAACGAGAATTGAAAAAGCACGGCATAGAAGCGACAAATGTAAATATCGACAGAATAAACGTTAGGGTGAAGTGAATGGCAAAAAAGAACAAGTCAGAAAAGCTATTGCCCGACATGGTGGTGGCTGATAACATCGAACTGATACGGCATATCGGTCACACAGCGACCCACACGGAGATAGCCGACGCCATGAGAGCATATGCGTTCGACACGTTCATTCACAGGTATAGTTTCGACTATGCCTGTGAAAAAGCTAATGCGTATCTGCTGTCGGAAGAGGGATTGAACAACCTGTGTGTGCTGAAATGTATTAATAACTGGTATTATGGCGGACGCCAGATATATGTTTTTGATGATGATTTTGCCAGCCTACTGAGTAGTCAAGGCAAGTCAGATCTGCATATCAGCACAGAAACGTTAGCACAATTGCCATGCAGCAGTTTCTATGTTCAGCGCAAATACCAGGATAGTCTAGGATTTTTCGTCGATATCCTGGACAACGATATCTGCATAGCTGAATTTTTTGATGGCGATCGTCCAGACGGATTTGTAATGCGTTTCACGGCCGATGATACCGTTGAGGGTATTCTGCAGAAAATGGTGGGTGCTGAAACCGCCATTAATGACAGTTTGGTGGCTGAATACGCTGAAATGTTACAATTTGTTGTATACCTATCAGCCGTAAACGCCGAAATCGCACCTGTTACGAAACGTCAGGTGCAGAAGAAAACCACCGCACAACATCCACAGAAGCCGTCTGCACAGCCCCAAAAATCAGCCGTAGCAAATGTAGGATACCGCATAGGAATGGCTGTTCGCAAGCATAGGCAGACTGAAAGCAGTGTCAGTTATCAGCATAGCCCACAAGGTCACAGCGCACCGAAAGCACCACACATCAGGCGTGCACACTTTCACGGCTACCATACCAACAACGGCTATCAGGTGAAGTGGCTGAATACGATTTTCGTCAATGCCGATCGTGACGGCAACGATATAAGCACGATCCATAAGGTGCTGCAATAACTGTGTACCGCAATGAAAAAAAGCCGCCAGGGCAAAGCGCTCTGACGGCTAATTTTATGCGAGTTTTATGCGAATTTTATTCGACTATTTCTGGATTTTTTCACGCAGTTTCTTGATGAATTTCTTGCCTGCTATGCCGTTCGGTCTGTACCCCCATGCTTTCAGACGGCTGTTGATAGCACTGACAGTGCCTTTGCCGATGATTGCATTATCGTCCAGCTTCGCACCGTCAAGGATCAGCAACTGTTTCAGGGCATATGACCCGTCTGTGCTTGCGCCTTTTTTATAGCCTTTCGTCTCCAGTGTGGGCGGATTGATAACGCTCTGATTTTTCGGGCGGAGAACGCCCAAGACGTGGTTATAGTTGTGATAGACACGTGTACATGGGTCATTTCTGCCTAACCAGTTCTGATCGTAGCTGTAAAAATACCTTGTGTTGCCTTCACCTGTAGCAATGGCAACATGACCGATACCGCCGTTCAGACTACCGCCCCACACAACGATATCACCCTTTTTCGGAACGAATGACGGTGTGTTTTTAATTCTGGTAAAATAGCCCTTGACCGCCTGCCTGTCGAAATCTTCGTAGATTTGTCTAGCATACAGACCTGTGAACATACCGCAGCCGATAACATCTCTGTTGAACTGGTTCGCCAGGTCAAAACACTGTACACCGTACAACTTATCGAAATTAACGCCCTTGCCCTTGTATTTTTTCACAAATTCATCAAATGTCATTGCCATAATTAGTCCTCCTTATCCTTGAAAACACCGAATTTTGCCACAATTTTGTTTATCCAGCTTGCCTGTGGATTGATTTCACCATAGTTTTCCAGTATAGAAACTATTTCCATAGCAAAAATATATCCGAAAACAGCTAGTGCGGTGATAGTGCCTGCAATGCCTGCCAGTTCGCTATGCCCATAGTAGTGACCCAGCTGCTCAAAACCGATTTCCGAACCGATAGCCACGCCCATGACGACTATCTCCGCCAATTTATTCAGACCGCCTTTGCGCATTTTTGACGACCTAACGTCGCCTTTGCAATAGGCTTTTATCCAGCCTGTGGCAAAATCAGCCAACGCAAGACCTATAACAATCATCAGCATTATTATGTATTTCACTTCACTACCTCGCTTTCATATTTCTCTCCAGTGATTTCCTCATACTGCTCAGGGGTTATCTTTCCTCTGTCAGCAAAGTCCTTGACCTGTTCAGCAGTGTACAGCCCTAAATCGTACAATCTCTTGACTTTTTTATACATTGTCGTCACTCTCCTCGATTAATGTATCGGTCATCAGCGCAGTATATAGCACCTGTGCTTCTAGCTCGTCCACTTTTGTGGCTTTTTTGGGCTGAAAATCATCAGGGGTCAACCCCAGCTTGTCAGCCATTTTCTTTTGCAAATCCGTCATGTTGTACCTCCTACTTCACTTAGTTTCACGATATACTCTTCTTCTGACGGCACTGGTATTCTGTAATCGTCATTACCACCCTTGAATGTCACTGAACCCCCTGCTTCGACTTCGATATTTCGCAGAAAATCGTCATCAATCAGGGTTGAAATGTCGGTGACGATTGGGGATTCCAATTCGTAATATAGCATTACACCCTGCATTGCCTGCTGGAATGCAGCTGCATCGGTGTAGGCGGTGTCATTCAGGTATACATATCCGTCAACGTTTGCAGCGGTCGTTATGCCTGTTACATTGATTTTGCCCCACAGTTCGTTTTGCGTTTTTGTCGGATATTTTGAACAGAGGATGTTTGGTGCAATATCATAATTTTTGGTCAATTTCTGCCCTGTTAGTTGAAACGTCTTAAACGACACACTATCACCGACACGCCAACTTAGCGTTCCCAAATCAACGCTTTGTACGCACTGAACGTATCGTTTATTCTCATAGTCCACATAGTTTCGTGCCGTTCCTGCCGACCAACCGTAGCCAGGCAGATTGCGGATTGCTTCTGGAATTTGGTAAACGTTGCTGTGGTAGGGGGTGTAGATTCCCGAACTGCCTGCTATCAACGCTATATCATTTTTGTAAACATTACCATAGTCTGGCGGAAGTGTGAAACGTACATAGAATGCGTTCGATGGCGTTATGAACGATTTGTTTGGGTAGACAGTTTGCCCGTTGTTGTCATTATAGCCAATGTATTTCTTGTCATGGTCGTAAAATCTGGTTTTCACATTTTCAAATTTGGCACTACCTACGTACACGAAAATGTATGTTGAATTTGGAATAATTGGTGTATAATTTTCTGAATATATGGTTACAGTACTTCCTTCGTTATTGCCACTAGATGAACTAATCGTACCAATTTCCCATACTTCGTCCCACAGGTTTGCTCCCTGCACTACAACGTTTTCTGTGCCAACACTGACAATCTCCCCGTCAATGACCTCAGAATGACCACCTATTGACTTAACCGACATCAGCTTCGCCCCCGTAGGAACAGTTTTCTGATATGCCGTATCACTATCAGTTTCAAACCTATGTGTCACACCCTGACCGATGGAATACAGTGCATTTACCCTACGTTGTAACTCTTTATCTGTCAGCTTCACACGTCCTATCTCAGCCGTGTTCTCAGCTATCTTTGCAACAGCCGTCACATAATCATCTGGCAGACTATCAGCCACCGCTTGTGCTGTCTGTGCGGCAGTTTCAGCGGCAGTTCTGTCCTCTGCGACCTTAGCGGCATGGTCTGCCACTGTAGCCTTGTCGGCTGTCACCTGTTCTGCCAACGTCTGAACAGCCTGCTTGTCTGCCGCAGTGCTGTCAGCGCAGGTCTTAGCGGTTTTGGCATACCCCGCAGTTATTATCTTATCAGCCTCGGTCTGCTGTGCTGCCGTTGATGCTTGCACTGCTGATACCTTGGCACTATTCTGTGATTTAACTGCCTCAGCACGTGCGGTTTCTGCGCCCTGTCTAGCCGTTTCAGCCTGCGTTGCAGACGTTTCAGCAGATGTCTTTGCGGTCTCAGCACGTTCAGCCGCCTGCGTTGCCGTATCGGCTGATACTCCTGCGGTGGTAGCTGATTTCTCAGCGTTTTCAGCCGCTGTAGTCGCCGTTTCTGCGGCGGTGACAGCTGTCTGCATATCTGCGTGCGCCTGTCTGCCTATGGCGTCTATGCGGTCCAGTGCGTCCACAGCCACATCAGGTGACGGTACTGCATTATTGCCTATAGCCGCACCTATTCTCAGGTGGAAAATTCGTGATTTTTTAACTAATATATACTCATCACCTGACAGCTTCTTCGCCACTATCTGGCAGCTGACTGTCTGCGCCGACCGCAAGATATCTGCCGTTGGTGTCCATGTGCCGCCTGTGATATCGACCTCATAGACAGTGCCGTCGCCATAGTCGATAGTTAGCACATAGCGGTCTGCACCATCTATCTCCATGCCCTCGACCGATACAGGACGGGCATTAGTTTCACCCACATAGCCCAGTAGGGCTGTTGATGTCATTGCATTGTAATTTTCGTCTAGTCTGATTACCATTTTTCTGCACCCCCCTATACGATTGCTATGTAGTCAATGCTGTACGTTCCTGCAGGAACGTTGACAGTGGTTGCGCCATTGCTAGGACCCATGCAGACTACTGCGAAATATGTATTTTTGTATACCTGCACATGGGTGCAGTAGTTCTGAAATGGGCTAGGTGTGCCGATATCCCTCAGCGACACGCATATCTGCTTCGGCACAAAATCCAAATTCAGCGGTATTTGTACGCTTGGCGCCGCCTTTTCCAGTGTGTATTCAATCGTCCCGCTTTTGACCTTGTTTTGGTTCAAATCGTTTACTGCCTGTTCTGTTGCCGTTAGTGCGTCAACCAATGCCTGGCGAACGTCACGGCCATAAAATGCGTTTCGGACAGTTTCGATTGCCGCTGCCAAATCAACATTATTTGCCATTTTATCCCTCCTAGTCTAGTGTGTGGTTCTTTGTGGTAACGCTGTTACACATGATATCACCTGTTTTGCCGTAGCACTGCACTGCGATTTTTTCATTTTCGTTATACAAATACATCGCCCTGTTATTGGTATCAACTGTAAATACCTTTTTGCCGTTGTCCGTATATGTTGATATGTTACCACTGTTTGTGTCCAACGAAAATTTCAGTTCGTCATTCCAGTAGCCTGACATAGCACCAGCCTGCAGGACGATATGACCGCCGATTGCACTGTTATCAATGCGTATCTCCAGCGGACTGACTTTCAGCGTCCATTCATTGTGCGATAGCTGAATCGCACTGGTATTTTGGCTAGACGTTTTTATATTTATCGTTCCGCCTGTGATAGTTGCCGATTTCGACGACAGCCTATTGGCGATAACGTTACCGTTCTCGTCCACTTTGAACGTTCCATTGCCGTTGTTGATTTTCAACCCTGTCAGGGTCAGGGCGGTTATAAAACTAGCCACCAAATTTCCGTCGATAGTCCATGCGTTTGTGTACGGCCCTGTTTTTGCAGAACCGCCGTCGGATGATTTCCAAAAACCTAAACCATTTTTGTTCAGCTGAATGCAGGATTTACAGGTATTTATATCAGCCGTATCCATAATCAGAATGCGTTCAGGTTTCTCGGACGGGTCAAGAATGACGTGTCCGCCCTCTGCACCTGTTATCAGTTTTGTGGCATTTTCAATTTTGCTGTCTATGACCTGTCTGTTTCTGAATTCACTATTATCAATAGCGGTCTGTAGGCTTTTGGTTTTGGCGGTCATGAACCCTGTCATGGTCTCGAATTTGTCGCCAAATGTCAACTCCGATTGTTCAGGGCTGTCAAGGTTTATAGTGATACCCACAATACGCAAATCTTCATCAATCCCCATAAGAGGGTTGACTACACGATACCAGCACCCTAGCTCAAACTGTTCAAAATTCATGTCAATTGTTGACAAATCAACCGCTGTTATTTTATACTGCTTTTTGGCTTTGTTCGCATTTTTTAGAAATGCTGAAGCTTTTGTCTTCAAAATTGACGCCTGTGTCACGTCGTCCCACGTCTGTGTACCGCTGATTACGCCATATTTAGCGACTAACGCACTATCTTCGATATAGTCTTTACCGCCGTTTACAGTGCCAATCGTCAGCCTTTTCTCGCTGTCGGTCTGCTTTGCACCCAGTGGATATAGCCGTGTAATAACGCTCGTTTCGTCCACTTCACGGCTGATAGTTTTGAGATTTACTGCCAGTTCTATTTTTGTGTCTGTGCCGTGTCCGATATGTTCCAGATAGTCTATATACACTTTGCCGTCTTGGTCTCTCAGCTGTATCTCACCGCCGAATTTTCCGACCAGTTGTTCAGATATTGCGTCCATAGTCGATACCCAGTTGACAGAATATGTGTAATTATTTTCAGCCGTTACAGTGACCTGCCCCAGCTCTATACGCTTATCTGCACCCACCTGAGAATTGTGTTTTGAAAGAAAGGCTGACAGTACTGTGCGTATACCTACCATTTTGTATTCAATATATGGCTGAACGCTGTCATATAGCCAACCTAAACGCCCCTCGCAGGTAACAGATTTACAAATCAGCCCTTGTTCGCCCATGCTGTCAGGGCATTTCAGTACACGTCCGATAAAAACGTCTTTGCCTGTGCTATCGTCCGTGACAGTGACCGATGTTGTCAGCGGTTTCAGTTTGTCATATCCTGCATTGTCGGGGTATATGGTAAACGTGAAACTGTCAACGGCATTGACAGCCTTGACGATTTTTCCACCTGAAATGCGGTCAAGGTTATCACTATGTATCGTGGTTTTCTCAATGCCGTTTGTGATAGTGACAGTATGCATTTATAACACCTCCTCATGCAGATCCAGCGTGAGCGACCCGAAGCCATACGCTGACAAAGTGTTCAAACCCGGCTGTAAAATCAGTTCGTCCATATCGAATGGTTTTTCTGTCGGTCTGTATACCTTTTCGGAAATATCAACGCTGTTGTTTTGAAAATGTGTGAATCCTACCTTGTCAATATCATCAGCAGACCGCCTATATATCAGACGTGGTTTTATCGGCACGTCTGAATACAAATAGACTTTCAAAACACCCATAGGGGCGTGTGGAGCCATTTCAATAGCCGTCAGTGTCATGTCCGTAAGATTTAGATAGTCATTTTCAAAACTGAAATTGTCAAATCCCTTGTCAGAAAAATCGTCAGATATCTTATACGGCTGTGCTTTGAACGTTGCCGTTACCTCAACATGATATCCTTTTTCACTTTCAGCACAGCTAATCGCTCTTGCCTTATAATGGTAAATTTCGGCATCATCGTATAAATCACATTCGCCAGCCGACAAAATCCAGTTTTCAAAATCTGCCACTGTTTTCCGCAGGGCGGTTTTTGGACAGTCCATAAACACGAATTTGTATGTCAACGTTCGTGTATCATAGGTAGGTTTACCGCCATTCTGATATGTGAAACATATGTCGCCATTTCGGTATGGTATAGTAGCCGATATATCCCTGATGTTTGGCGGCGGTGTACTGCGTGATGTCAACAACGCTCCGAAATCGGTATAGGAATTTTTACCATTTATCGTTATACTAGACATTGTCAGCCACCCTCCTAGCATTTAGATTGATTTTTTCAGCCATAGCAACGTCCATGTATGGCGCTGTCACTGTGGCGAAACGTTTTCCGTCGATGTTCATAACCACTGTCAAATCACCGCTCTTGCCGTGTTGTGTGGTGCTGTCGGCTTCGGTTGATATTTTGTCAACCGTTTTTCTTGCGGTCTGTCTGCCTATCATGACAGGATCCATTTCAGCCGATACACCTGCAACACTGTCAACGATAGCTTGTGCCTCGTCCACTGGTTCGTCTGCCGTATCTTCCATTCCGACAGCAATACCAGACGGCAGATACTGACCGACCTTTTTTGCCATAACCCTTGAAGGCGAATGGATGTCGAAGAAATCGCAGAATCCGTCTATGATAGCACTTCCAACATCTTCAACTACGCTCCAGATTCCACTGACCGCAGAAACTAATCCGTTCAAAATGCCTTTGAGAATATTTGCACCCAAGTCCAGCCAATCAACGTCTTTGAATCCGTCTATGATAGCGCTGATTATATCAGGCAGTGCGTCTATGATAGCAGGAATTGCAGTCGGCAAGCCTTTTGCCAACGCAACTATCAATTCCATACCTGCCTTGACTAGCGCAGGCAGATTTTCTGTCAATGAATCCGTTATAACAGGTATCAACGCTATTATTGCGTCAATCAAATCAGGTGTGCATTTGGTCAGACCTGTTATTAGTCCTGTTAGTAATTGGAAACCGCCCTCGATGATTGCAGGAAGATTTTCAATCAGCGTGTCGGTTATTTGTTTTATCAAACTAGGCAACATCGGCATTAACTGTCCGATAACATCATTTAGTCCGTCAATCAGACCTAAAAACAGCGTGATTGCGCCCTGCACCAGTTCAGGCACTAGCGTAGGAATAGTTGAAACCAGTGCATTTATCAATCCGAAAAAGCCGTTAAGCAGTGACGGCAGAATTGAGTTGATTAGTGACGGGGCTGATTGTGCCAGTGATTGAATGATAGATGTTAAAACTGTGGTTGCCGCTGTGATTAGCGTAGGTGCGTTTTCGGCAAGCGTTTCTGACGCAGAACTGAACAGCCCAGATATAACAATCGGGATTTGTTCGGTCAAGCCGTCAAGACCGCCACTGTCATATGCGTCTAGCAAACTAGAAACGCCGTCAAACAGTTTGGTGAAACCGCCTGACAATTTCTGAACCGCTGGCAACGATTTTGTCAGAAAATCTGCCGCCATTCCCTTTGCGCCAGCCATAACAGGCGTGAACGCAGTTCCCAAAGACGCAAGGGCGTCCTGCAATTCAAAACTAGCACGTTCATAGTCCAGCGTTGATTTATTTGCTGATTGGTATTCGTCATTGATTTCCGACAGACCCGAATTTGCCAGCCAATCAAGGGCATACTGCTGACGTTCTGCCTCTGACGTGCAATTCTGTAGACCCGCATTAAAATCGTCAACGCTATCACCCATACGCCCGATAAGCTCTGAAAACTGACCTGTCGCAGCACCTGTGGCAAGGGTTTCCTGCAAGCTATCTGAAAGGCTCTCGATTTTCAAGGTATCAGGGAATTTTTCAACCGCTCCGCTGAGTGCATTTATAGCAGGCGTCATTTGTTCATCGCTGAAACCAACAGCCATAAGGTTTGATAACGCTTCAATGCTCGAATCGGACTCGCCTGTGATAGCCACCAAATCTTGCATTTTTGATTTCATAAAATCAAAATTGTTGCCGCTGGTTTCGGCGTTTGTTTTCAGCTTGGTCATATCACTGTTCCACTCACGGCTAGTTTCGACGTTTGCCGCAAGTGCCGTTGTTACAGCCGCAAGACCAACACCTATGGTTTGCGTGTATTTCTTGAATCCGTCAGCCGCCTTGCCTATCATAGCCGTGTCTATCTTGCCTAGCGTTGCCGTGAACTTTACGGCCTTGCTTGTCGCACCGCCTATGACAGAACCGACTTTTTCGACCTTTTTTATGACAGGCTCAACCTTGTCTTTGGCTTCTTTGAATGCCGTGCCGATAACGTGAATGTTTTTCTTCTCATCTTTCAGACTTGACAGCTTCGACTTCGTTGTTTCCAATTCACGCTGAAACGCACGATACTGTCCTGCGTCTATCTCGCCTTTTTTATACTGCGCTGTGACCTGTGATTGTGCTTCTTTTAGCACGTCCAACTTTGACTTTGTCTCTTTGATACTATCTTTCAGCAGGTCTTGCTTTTGTTTTACCAGCGTGACGTTGTTCGGGTCTAGCTTCAGGGCTTTATCGACCGCTTTCAACTCGCTTTCCAGCTCACGGCTCTTTTTGTTTGTTTCTTTCAGCGCCTTGTCAAGACCTGTGGTGTCACCGCCTATTTTTATCGTAATACCTTTTATGCTACTTTTTGCCACCTATCATTACCCCCTTTCCAAAATTTTCTCGCAAAGCCTGTCGGTCAGGCTTCGTCAGGGTCAGCCTATATGCGTTGTCTAGGTACTCTTGACCGCTCTCTGTCTGCCTGAGCCGTGCGATAAATGCGTCACGACGTATTAGCAGATAGTCATAGTAGTCCATATCATCAACATCATATAGCGATATACCCATATAGTCCGCAACTAACTTTTCCCACGTTGAGGAAATTTCATATTTCTCCCCCTCCCTATCCTGCGGTGGATAGTAGGGGAGCGCTAGTTTTTTGAATTTTTGATTTCCAGCAGATAGTCGATATATGTGCGGTAGAATGTTTGAATGTCGTATATATCCCAATCAGCCAGTGTTTCAGTCGTTATTGGTATCTTTGCGATGTTGTGTGACATCAGCTTTGCACACATCTCAATTGCTTCATCTAGCTTGTTGCCGCCTAACTTTGCGGATATTTCCCCGAACGCTTCAATCTCACCCTTTGTGGGTGGCATAACAAAAATCGTGGTATGCTTTTCATCAGCCAGCTCGATACGCAGGCTAGGTTTTTGCATTTTATTGAAATTCAATGTCTTTGGCATTTTATACACCTCCAAAAAAACAGCCCACTGAAAATCTCAGCAGGCTGTGTATTTGTGTTGCTTATGTGGCACTTATCGACTTGTCCTCTTCGATGTAGGTAATCAGCGTTCCCTCGCTGTCGCTTGGCAGTGCTTTGAACTCAGCGTCAATAACGCTTTCCTTGTCCTTTGCAAATGCCAGCTCAATGCCGCTCTGGTTGTTGCCCACGATCATAACCCATATATCTCCGTCAACTGCGTCAACGTGGTGGAAGCAGAGAACATACCTCTTGCGACGCATATTTTTCAGACCGCCAATCTTGACAGTTCTACGTTTCTTGCTGGTATCTTCTGTAACTCTTGCAGTATCGCAGAGGACGTCAAGGGTATTGCCGTTGAATACCATAATGCCAGTTTTCAGTGTAGCCTCTTCTTCGGTGATGATTGTCTTCTGGTGTGTGCCATCATCATCACTTGCGGTGTAGAATGTCGGTTTATAGGATAGGGTTGCGCCACCCTGAATATAACCCAGCACATTGGCTTCGGTGCAGATAGTATCAACATCAGGTATTGTTTCATCGTTGAAATCCTGATAGTAGACATAACCGCTGCCAAGAATAATATTGCTTGGGGCTTTCTTTGTTTCAGCCATTTTAATTCCTCCCTTTTAAATTTGTGATTTATGTACGAATAATTTTTCAACAGATTTTGGGCGTTCGCTATTACTATTTAACATCCTTAAAATTTCTTTTTGCCAAACGCAAACAAAATCGTCAGGTGCTTGCAGCTCCGAAATAAACACTGTGTTTTTCTCACTGATTTTTCTCATGTATTCCCAAAATTCAGAACTGTCAAATTCGCCTGTTGAATAGCCTGTAACACCAACATATGGTGGGTCAGCGTATACTATAGACCCGTCAGGAATGTCAACGCTGCGATAATCGGTACAGGTAAATTTTGCTGTTTTAAGATTTTCAAAATCTCGCATTATAGCATTCCTACCTCGTTTGGCATAATTGTCACCCCTTTTGTTTCTGGCATAGCTGCCAAACCATTTTGCACCAAAGGAACATGCAAAGCCCACAAAACCAGTCAATGCCTTATCCTCGTCCTTATGCTCACGAATATATCTATACTGTTCTTCAGATATATTTTCGGGCAAATCATAGCCGTTTTGTAATGCCTGATACATAGCTATCAGATATGGGTGTAGGTCATTGCATATAACATTTTCAAAATGTGGTGCTAATTTTGTTTCGATTGCACAGCCGCCACAGAACAAACTTACAAACGTCTTAACATTTTCCTTTTTTTGTAAAATAAGTTCTGAGATAGGTTTTGCAATTTTGCATTTACCGCCTAAATATTGCATTGTTTCTTCCTTTACTTCAAGTAATTGGTAAATGAATATCTTATCTGATACTCCTTGCTGTCCTCAATCCAGCTTTCAGACTTTTCTAAATCAAAATCCGCAAACTGCTTTTCAACAGCCGTTTCTAAATTAACGTCGATTTTCCTAGTGTACAATTCAATGACTATCGTCTGCTCTCGCAGGCTTGCGGGGTGCATATCGTCTCCGCTGTCTATGGTGCTTTCACGATAGAACACGCAGTAGGGCGTTTTCATTTCACCACGTGATGAATAGTATGCGATTCTGCCTTGTAGTTCGTCGACAGCCGTTAATCGTGAACGTATATCATCCAATGTCAAATTCATTTCTTCAACCTCGTTTCTATCAACTCAGGCAGTGCCTTTTGTGCATATTCCTCAACAGGTTTTATATGCACAAATGCTTTTACTCTGCCCTTGCCGCCTTTCTTTGCGTGACCATGCTCCAGCAGATGTGTCAGATAGTAGTATTTTTTGTTACGCACAATCACACGTTTGTTGCCCGACTTAGCGTACACTGTTTCGGCTTTCCAGTTTTCGGCATACTTGCCTGTGCGACGTGGTGATGTGGCTTTTAGCTTCTCAACACACTGGTCTGCAACTTCGTCGATACAGCCGTCAACTATCTTTGCAGTTTCTTCACTGTACTCTTTCAGGTCATCAGCGACCTGTTTTGCCAACTTACTGACATCAATCTCGACCGATTTCATCAACTATCACCGCCAAAACGTTCAGCCGTCAGTTCAATGGCCGTTCCTGCAACATATGTGCGTATGATACGATACTCCCGACCGTTATAGAATAGCATATCCTCGTCATCATAGTCATAGTAATCTGCCATTTTGATTTTCAGCGTAGGTTGAAACCCTGCTTGTGCGGCGCTGTAAAATTCAGAACGTGAAATTGATGATACTTGGCAGAAAACCTCTTTGGCGTTCGCCCAGTCAACGACCTTTTCTTGATTTCCAATTTCGTCCGAAACTATCTTTGCTTTGGCGATTTTTACAACATCATTAAACATCGTTAAATCCCCTCCGTGTAGTCCTCGTTCAGACTTAGTGCGTCTCGCAGGCGCTCGTAGTTCTTGCGAAAATCTTCACCTTTGCCGTTGAAATCATATTGCCATTTGACATAGTTTTCGATAGCCTTTTTTAGAATTGCACTGCAATCATCAGCGTCAAAGGGAACGAACACGCCCACACGCTTCAAATCTTCCATGCAGGCGTCAACGTTTGACATAATGTCGCTATCTAGCTTGTTATGTGATATCCTCAACGAATTTTTCAAACTTTCAAGCATTCGTTATGCCCCCTTTTTGTCATGATTACTTGCTTTTCTTGGTCAGCGTTACAAGGCTGTTCTTGTCGATGACCTTGCCGTCTACCAGCATGATACCCTTTATAACCTGATCCTCAGTGTCATTATCCTCGTATCTCTTGACTGTCATCTGGAGATTTGTGTTGAGGATATAGTCCTCAGGGCGGAACAAGAAAGCGACGATTGTGTCAGCCGATACAGCGTCGGTATAAGCGTCGATATCATCAGAGAACACAACAGGTCTGCCAAGAACTGATGGCTGCATATCTCCGTTAAGACCATAGTTGACCCTAGCGATAGGCTGTCCCTGAGTGTCGGTCATTGCCTGGATAGTGCAGAATGTTGACCAGTTCATAAACCACTTAACGCCTGTTCTATAACCTGACGGAATTTTTGACATCATATTCCACAGGGTATCGTATGTAATGCCGCTTGCCAGTGCAACGTTCACATTCTGACCACTGACAACAGTTTCCGTCAGAATGCCCTTTGGCCTAGTTGTGCCATCGCCCTTGATGATTGCTGTCTCGATAGCGGCGATCATTGCATCTGCCACCTGATTAACGAATACTGTCTCGAAGAAGTCGAGTGATACCACAGAAACTTCAAGTGACATTGAAATTGGGCATCTGAGCTTGAAGTAGCTGAAAGTGATTGAACCTGTGGTCTTCTTCTGCGTGTCAGAGCTTGCACCCTCAGCAACCCATGTTGCAACTGGCTTGGCGCTTGATGTAGGGATTGTCACGCCACCCTTGATATTTGTCTTTGTGACAAGGGCATAGATCTGTCCGTGTTCCTCCAGCTTCTCAACGATTCTCTGCATGGTTGTTGACGGAATAACAGCCGCAACGTCAGTGGTCTTTGTGCTCTGTGCTTCATTTGCAAACTTTGCAGGGATTGGTGTACCCTCGAGAACGTTGTGCATAAACGCAGTTCTGTACTCGATGCTGTCATAAATGTTTGATGTGTGTGTGATCGCATTCTCGTTCATCTTGTTTTCATTCCTTTCAATGATATTTTTCATAGTATCTGACGCATGGTCTTTTGTCATAGCGTTCAGATTTGCCTGTGTCTTTGCCGCTTTCTCAGCGTCATTCATCAGCTTTTCAGCTTCCTCAAAATTGCCCTCGTCGATGAGAGCCTGAGCCTTGTCAAGCATTTCCTGTCTTGTCATTTTTATAACCCTCCTTTAGTTTGTCAAGCCTCGCCTGTGCTGTTATCTTTTTGTCAGCACGCTCAGCTTTCATTTTTTCGATTACGTTCTGCGGTATGATATCGCAGTAGGCCGCCACAAGCTGTGATTTGACGTTCTTGCTCCCTGCGATTTCGTCTATCAACCCCAGTTCGACCGCTTCATCAGCCGTCAGCCATGTTTCCTTGTCCATGATTTCCAGTGCCTTTTCTTTTGCCATGCCTGACTTGGTTATGTAGGCATTTGCAATGGTTTCATTGGCTTTTTGCAAAATCTCTGACATTTTGTCCATGTCATGGTAATCACCGCTTGTCGCTGATGATACGTTATGCACCATGATCTGTGCCGTCGGTGATATATCTGACTTGCCTGCACACGCTATCACGCTTGCCGCACTTGCTGCAAGACCGACAACGTGTATCTTGACATCACCTGAATATTCACGGATTGCTGAATAGATTTCGGACGCCGCAAAAATATCACCGCCGCCAGAATTGATGTAAACTTCCAACGGCTCGTCTTTTTCAGCCGCAGCAGTTATACCCTTTGAAACCTTTGCAGGAGAAGTGGCGTCAATGTCGAAAAGGTCATAGATCCACTGGTCATCATTCGGAATGATAGTACCTTTGACGTTAATTTTCATCATTTTCACCTCCCTCACCGCTGTCTATCTTTGCCGTGTCTAGTCTGACATAGTATTGATCGCCCGAAGGAATGTCAGCTAGATTGAACACGCTTCGGATTTCATTTGCGTTCATGATACCCCTGTCAAAAAACTGCACCAGATTCAGCTTGGTTGACATCGACGCAGTGCTCAGATTGAACGCTTCAAAAACTATCTTGTTGCCATACCCTCTTTCGATACGGCTGAATAGTTTTCGTGTGAATTCGCCAGCCAGTTCCATTACAACTGGTTCTATCTCCGATTCGTAGTAGGCGTTGTACTGGTCTTCCGTGTAGTTCGACTGTACGATATTGGCGTTCGTATTAAACAGCGAATAAATTCTCTGCGTGGTTTTTTCCATGACCGATGAATTCGGTACATAATCCTTTGCGTCAACTTGCTTTGCGTCTGCCTTGCTGTCGACCGCTGCAACGCCTGTGCCGTTCTGAACGCTCATGAATTGCTCGCTAAATTCTTGCGCCTGCTTCTTCAAATCCTCAGGGCGCAAGGAGCTTGTAAACTTCAACAGCCAGCGAATAATTGACGAATTTTTGATAGCCTTGACAATACCTTGGTCTGTAGTTGTCACGATTTCCATTAACGGCGTCAGCGTTTCACTCAGCCGTTCTCCGAAGATATCGTCCTTATAAAAATCACTACGCAGATGAATGATGTCAGCATATGGAAACGTATATCTTTGCCCGTTGAAAAACGTGAATTTCAAATACAAATCGTTGCCGATATATACGCACTCTGCACTGTCCGCAGGAATAGGATATAGTTCAGTAGGATAGCCGTTGCCGTCACGGATAATCAGGATAAATGCGTTGTTGTTCAAACACAGCTGCGTTGCGACTTTTTCCAACATTTTCTGCATTGTCATGAACTCGTTAGGTTCTTCCAGTAGCATTCGCATATATGGTTCAGGGTTTATCTCGATACTGCCGTCACCATTTCGGCTATATGATTTTCTGATATGCTTTGCGGTCAGCTTTCCAATAGCCTTGACCTTTGGGCGAATGCAGGCACGCACCAAGTCCGAACGATAAACATTACCGTCCCAACTATAGTAGCCGTTGCCGATTTCCGACATCATCTTATATCGGGTCACTACCTGTGATCTGTTTTTAAAACGATTTATCAGACCCATTTTTTCACCCCTTTCTACCTGTAGTTGTTTATCACGGGAACATTCCCGACAAGTGAAATTCCTTAAAACATTTCCATGATTCTTTTTCTTGATAAACCTCATCATATCTTGCCTGAATGCCGTCAAGCGTCATAGCTATTTCTTGCTGATACTTCACTTCGGGATAGTACGTAACTTGCATGAATTTGAAAATCTCAGGATTAATATTCATTCCGCTCTGATATCGTGCCAAAAACGCTTCCATTTCATATTCCAAGATATAGAAAAGATATCTTGTTCCCATGCTCTTGTCTTTGGGTTGAAATACGCCGTACTTGGTTTCCAGCTCTGAGTTCTCGCAAAGATATCTTACTTTTCCGTCCGTAGCGGATAGCTGAATATAGACAGTGCCAGCTTCGTACACTTTGCCTTTTTTCACACGTTCAAATGTCACAATGTCAAGCAGTGGTTTGCGTTCCTTCTTGGCATGGGAAAGAATGTAGTCCGTGCGGTTTTCAAGATTTTTCATTTCAAGCCATGTTGCCATGGTTTCACCGACAATGTCTTGTTCGGTGAAGAATTTCAAAAAATCGTCCTTGACCTGACTGTATTCATCATCACCGCAAAGGTCTTTAAGTATCACCATGAGGTCATTCGTCGCCTTATGCACTTCAAGCTCACTTTGTATCAGCTCTTTGCAGATGTCTTTTAAAGGTGGAAGTTCCTCCTTTTCAAACGTGTCAACGTAGCGTGGAACGTTCAAGATGTAATCATTCTTAGCAACTTCTTCATAGTTCGCCACGTTTGAAAATTTTTCAACAACACTGCGGTTGTGATATGTATCGGCTATTTTCTGAATATGTTCGTCCGCCATGACGTTCTGCTTGCCGTGCTTCTCAAAAAGCTTTTCGGCACTGATAAACAGAATATCTTTTGTTTGCTTATTTTTGCTAAATACGATAACATTGACAGGTATGCTGGTATTCAGAAACATATTTTCAGGCAGCGAAATAACTGCGTCTATCAAATTATTCTCTATAAGTTGCTTGCGGATCCTGCCCTCTGCGTTTCCTCGAAAGAGGACACCTGCAGGGAGGATATAGAATGCCTTGCCTACGTCTGACAGCCGTGATAAGCCGTCAAGCACAAACGCATAGTCGCTAGCTTTAGCAGGCGCAAGGTCATAGCCCTCAAAGCGTGGGTCTGACTTTGGCTCCCATTTCAGCGAATAAGGTGGGTTTGATATAACAACATCCGTTGTATTCTCTTCATAAGTATCAACAACTTCTATATCGCTGAACTCGTCCGATTTGCACAGCTTATAAACTTTCTGCACTTCGTTAAGCAAAACATTTTTTTGAACAACAATGGCATCTTTATTGCGTATCACAAGGTTGAGAAGCAACACAGGAATACTCATTTGCGATAATTCTTCGCATTGAAAGACGCTATCCCTATCCATACCAACCGACAGTGCGCCAGTTCCTGCACAAATATCAATTATCTTCCCTGACTTTGGTGCAAGCTTGGAAATCAACTTGCACAGACAATCGGGCGTATAATCCTGCTTTAGATTACTGCGGTTTGCGTTATTCTCTTGAAAATAGTCACGCAGGCAATCATTGTTGCCATTGAAACCCTGTTTGACAAATTCCTTGCATAGCTTGTCTTTTTCAGCCTTGTCAAGAAGTTTCGCAAGAAGCACCTGCGGAAGTTCAAAACTTTCTTTTATGCCAAATAGATTGTTAATTACTTCGGTTGTCACTTTTATCTCCTTATATCAAACTTTCAAATTCTTCCTGCCGATTATAATAGACCACATATGCGTCCAATAGCGCCGCAAGTCCGTCTATTCTCTGTGTTCGGTCTGATTTTTTGCACGGCTGAATGTTGCCGTTGACATCTGTCTTGACAGCCGTATTCAGAAAACACCATTTGTCAATCGGATTGTTGCCGTAGACAATGTTGTGTCGTTGAAATTCAGCTTTTAAATTTTTCATTGGGTCAGACAGCGTTATAACGCCCTGCCGCACAGGTATCAAAACACCCTTGCCGAACTCCTCTTCAAACGCTTTTATCAGCTCGTCCGAAACGTGCCAAGGGTCATAGCCGATAGCCAACGGATAGATGTCTTCTTTGTCTCTCAACTCCAAAAACCAGTCCAAAATAACACGCTTGTTGACCTTGTTTCCCTCGCACGTCCTCAGTAGACCTTGCGACTTCCACAATTCATACGGCACACTATCTCGTCCACGTCTGTCACCCTTTTCAGCGTCAGCGTCAAGAACGGCTTGCGGAATCCAGTACATAGATTTTACATACAATCTATCATCATCAGGCTTCTTGCAGATAGCCTTTGCGGCATTCAGGTCTATATAATCAGCAGCGTCAAAACCACCGATGAAATATCTGAACGGATAGTCCGTGATAGGCTCTTCATTGTTCAGCTCGTCCCATGTCAGCCAGCCGCTTTCGGTATTCTGCGGAAGGTTAAAATCTTTGACCATAACCGTTGCTTTGAAACTCGGGTCATCTTTGGCTTTCTGCACCATTTGTCGCAGATAGTCTATTGATTTTATCGTACCCAGCCCGGGATTTGCTTTTATCCAACATTCTTCCTTATCCCATTCGTCGGGGCTATCCAGTTCGTTGATAAACGGCAGAAACCTTTTGTTGATTTCCGTCAGCCGTCCGTATAGCAAATTATTTGCATATTCGTATTGGGCGTCAAAGATACCACCACGAACGAAGCCGTTTGTTGTAATGCAAAATAAAATAGGTTGCTGTCTAGCACCCATTGCTTGCTTTATCAAATCATATAGATCTCGGTTCTTTATTGCCGCCAATTCGTCGATAACACCGCAGTGAACGTCCAATCCGTCAAGGCTGTTTGAATTGCTGGCAAGAGCCTTTATAAATCCCATGTTCAACGGAAAATACAAATCGGCCGCACGTTTACGAATATGCTTGCTCAACAATGGCGATTGTTTTATCATTTTGTAGCAGGCGTTGAAACCTAGCTTTGCCTGGTCTAGCATTGTGGCAACGTTATATATCTGCGGTGAACCCTCTCCGTCATTGACTAGCATATCATTTTCAACCGCCGCAATTTCCGTTGTCTTGCCGTTCTTTCGACCTTCAATTATCAGGCATTCGTTATACTGGCGCAGGTTGTTATCGTCAACAAAACCGAATAATGCTTGCAGTCTTGCTTTTTGAAACAACTCCAGCTTCAACAGCTGACCTAGTTTTCCAGACGGCAGCTTACAGAATTTTTCTATAAAATCCGTGTGCCGTGTTGCAATAGCTTCGTCAAAATGAAATTCATCAGGGCTTGCAAACCTGTTCAGCAGCATTTCCGAAACCTTTTTCATTTTCTCACACGCAACGATACTCCCGTCATAAATGCCAGTAAAATATTTTTCAAATTCCGTCAACGCTTTGCACCGCCTAGGAATTCCAACAGCTCGTCACCCTCAGATTTTTGCAGGCTGTCGAGAATAATGTCTTCAACTGTCTTAGCCATTGCATTGTATTTTCCGATTAGTGTTGCATATGCTTTACTTGCTGGGTGCTCTGTCTTGACAGTAAAACCATTGCCGTTTGTTGCTTCGATGATTGCGCCCTCTGCTTTTATCTTTTTCTGATACTCACTCAGCAGATTTTCCATGTACTCCAGCTGATCTAACAGCTTTATGCCCAGCTCTCTCTTAGCTGGCTCACAGCTATCCACAGCTTTTCGCAACTCGCTCAAATTCTTTTTGATTTTTGCCATTATCAGATTACACCCCCTTATGTGATTTTATGAGCCGTAAAAAATGACCTTTGCCCCCTCGGTATCTTAGGAAAAAATTCAGTCCAAATTTGAGGGGGGTACGGGCATACCAAATGCGTCAAATTCACATTTTGTTAATTTTTTAGGCGATTTTTGGTAAAAATGACCCTCGAAATTATCATGACATTTTTTGCATACAAATTCGAGATTGGCATGGTTTAATGATACCTCAGGGTCACTAATGTTTGCTGGCGTCAACAATGTTCGGTGATGAACGATATATCCAGCACGTTCGTGGCATTCTTCGCAAAGACCGCCGTCGATTAATATGCGTTTGTCGATGTAAGATTGGCGACACTTCTTCCATGCCGCTGAGCGGTAAAAAGAATACGCAAAGTCTCTCATAGTGCCGCCCCCATAAAATAAAAATGCCACACGTGGGACACATTGTTAAGAGGTGTGTGTGGCTGATTGGTATCGGTGTCAACATCATTGCAGTATCGACCGATATATCCGCCATAGCTAATGCCATAGCGGAAGTCAGGAGATCTAAAACAAAAGAAGTAAAAAACATGGAGCAGGTTAAGTGATGGCGCACCGCCCCTGCACATTGCCTGAGGGCTAGCCACTCAGGCGTAAAAATAAGGTTGGCTTTTACTGAGGAGATAACCAACTGACCTTTGCCCTATCGGGCTATTATACAGTATAGCACATTAATTATTCCAATTCACTCCAATTTGCTCCACTCTTTTGGAATAACAATATTTTTCAGTGCCTCACCATGAATTCTGTAAATTGCGCTTTTGGAATAGTGCATATGGTCATTTATCCCCATTATGTATTTTCCATTCTTTTCATTGAACTTGCCTTCCAAACGCTGATAAAGAATGTACCGCCGTGTAAGCACCTCTCGCTGACTTGCGTCTGATAATGCGTCAATAGACTGCTCAATTTGCAGACGTTTGTCAATCAGTGCCAATGCTCGTTCTTGCTTTTTGTGTTCATATTCAGCAACTTTTTCTATAACTTTGGGCATTTTGTCGAAACTTCCGCTGCCATGACTGGCACCTGTATTCTCATAGGATATGCCAGCATACTCCAACTGCGACTTCAACTTTTCAATCGTCAATTCGATTAATTTCACTTGACGCTCAATTTCATATGCCGTGCTAAGGTATTCTTTTGCTGTCATTTCAACCGCCTTTCTGCACCCTGTCGGTCATTTCCGTTGATATCAGTTCCGACAGGTCAATGCCGTATGTCTCTTTCAGATAGCTGGCGTTGTTATCGTTATCGAATTCAGCCGTGTCCATGATGTCAAACGTGCTATTTACTGCGTCGATGAATGCACGTAGACGTTTGCCTTTCCAGCCGTACCACTTGTCTAGCGTCCACAAAACAGTCGCCATTATCTGTTCTGTGATATCCTGCATAATCTCGCCCTGCAGTTCACTATATCTTTTCTGCATTTCCTTTGCGACCTCTTTTTTGATGTCGCTTTGTTTGACGATGTTCGTTCGTGCTTTCATGGCATTTCACCAGCTTTCAGAAATTCAGGGGTGTCGAAAATATTTCCGATGATTTCGCACATATAAAAATCGCTAGGGTAAATGTTTGACGTGTCACTTTCTCCGAAAAAACCGGTCTCAGGGTCAAATTTAATTTCAAAAACCTTTTTGTCAATATGTTTTGAAATATTTCTGTCGCACAGGCAGAGATCCCCTTCAAAAATTTTATTGCCGTTCGTGTCGGTAAGACCTGTGTACTGACCGATTGTCTCAGGGTCAACTTCGGCTGTATATAACGCACTTGCATAATCGGGTATGATATAGTCTTTTTCTTTTCCTATCCAACCATAGTGGCATGGATAGCCCTGAAACCATTCACCATTATTTACACATTTTCCACGAAATAATATTTCACGCATTGTCGTCTCTCCTTGTTGCCAAACTTTTAGTGCCATTTTTTTGCACCTGCGCAGGCACTGCCACAAACGACCACTCGTAAACTTCAAGCGGCTCGTCAAGAATGTGATAACACAGCCTACCGCCGTATTCACACCCCTTTTCATGGCCACAGCTGCCCTTGTACATATCCGCTCCGCATACAGAGCAAAGCTTCTTTCCCATGGTGCAG